TTAAAACTCAATCGGATAGAAAACGTTTTGGGGAATGGTTCCAGAAGAAAAAATAAACAAATCCGAGACATTTTTACTCTGGTTTTTCAGGCCAGCTAATCGCATCGTAGGACTCCTTGTCAGATATGTGGCTCAAATCAAGACGCCGTAACTCGGTTCGATAAGAGCGTAAGGCTGATAGTTCGGTCTCTTCCTCATCGGTGATGTCGCCATCTTCCTGTGCAGCCTCCAGCCAGTTAATACGTTTTGTGGCCTCAGCCATGCGGTTGTCACGTTCCGCTACAGCGATAGCCTGATAGTCACGGATTTGCTGTAATTTCCCGTCCTTGTAAAACCAGTCATCACCCAGCGTTACGGATAAATTGGTCTTTGTAGCAGGAAGTTCCACCACGCTCAGATTGGCCGGAAAAAACGCATGAATATTTGTGGAAAATGTCTTCACTCTTCCTTCATCGTCAAAACCGACTTTGAGCGTGGTTAACTCATCAAATAATGCTTTAACTTCATACCAGTCATTTCCGTCCTCATCACGCAAATACATCACGTTTTGTCCGTCAATACTCTTAGGCTTGTTTGGATCATCAGGTGTATAGGTGGAAAATTTCCCAAATTCTTGCATGTGTATTTCCTTTTATATTAATTAAGTACATACCAGGTGTTATTCACGAGTCTCCGCGTATAGCGAATAATATAATTACCAACGTTACTGCTCCCACCAACCATTTTAAAGTTGTACATGGCTGCTCCATCCGTTGCTCGCGAATATCCATTCCCATCCCAGAACCCCACTTCAGCAGGGGCTGTAAGGTCGATACTCTGTACAAAGTTTTGCAACACCCAGCTTTGCGTTGCATAGGCCGATAAATCGATTGGCTGCGGGTTAACAGGTGAGTAAACTCGGTGCCCCTGGTCATATACAGAACCAAAAAAACAATCTCCATTTGGATGAATTGATACAGGATTGGAAACCCACGTTCCGGCATCATTATAAAAATGAACGTCAAAGTTCCCACTGTAATAACCATATGCACAGCGATTTGCGCCACTTGGGTTATAATGATTAATCAGATAACCACCAGTTGGGACAACATCGTAAATATTTATATTTTTAGCAGAAAAACCATCAACTTTTAAATTACCATTTACCGTTCCGCCGGTGATTGGCAGCGCCCCGACATCAGCAGCAGAAGTGGGAAGTTTTTTTGTAACCCATATACGCACCCCTCCTTCTGATTCTGTAACACATGCACAAAATGTGGTTTCAACAGTATTAAAATCAGTGGTAATTATGGATACGTCACCAAAAACATTGCGCACTCCTGTAACATGGATATACACCCATCCACTTGGTGACACTATTCCAGAAGGTTTGTTGATCGATGATGCTAAGGAAATAAGCAGCGTTTCCCCTGCTGCAAATTGATAAGTGCTGAAATCGAAACCTTCGATTATTGGCAACGCACCTAAACCAAATCCGCGATCGCCTACTCTTAGAACATGGCCCGGAGTGCTGTCAGTTGTTGATGTTGTTACATCACAAAAAGCCGCCGTTCCTAGGCCAGCGTAAATGGCTCCGGGATTTGATACGTTAAAAAAAGATTTTGTTTTGTCCAGCAAACACACCAGAGCAACATCTTTCAGAATGTCGTTGGCTACGAGTTCCGCCTTATTGCCTTTGTAGAGCTTAAACGTACCGAGAACGCGCCCGCCCATCGTCAGCTGCAAGGTTGCAGCGCCGGTATTGTTCTGGGTTGGATAAACGACAATCGGTGTACGCAACGTCCAGTCAGTAGAGCCATTCACAAAGTATGTGGCCGGAAGTTCCAGCGTCAGCGCATTAGCGGTACCGCCTGCAACTCCGGAAATATAATGCCCGCTCTGTAGCTGCTCAATCTGAACGAACTGGTTTTCTGAGCCTCGAGTGGCAAAGTTTCCGATTACATCATTTAGTGACCAGCCTTTCGCAGCAGTTCCTTCCTGGGCGCGAATTACAGTCAAAATATCGTTACTCACAGCTGTCAGGTGGCAAATTTCGAAGACAGTTTCTTTGGCATCTGTGAGCGTGATTTTTGCGTAAGTTTGAAGGCTGTTTGACGTGTTGGAATAGTCGTATGTTAGCAGTCCCGAAAAAAGAGCCCCTGTACCGGGCATGACCTGAATTGTCGTCTGGTTTGCTGTGATATCCGCCGCCAACGCTGAAACCACGTTGTTCCCGAATCCCGTAATCATTTTTCAACCACCGTTGTCGAATATGTGTAAATAAATGGGAGATTGACCAGAGACTGATCTATCGCGTCTTTAAGGAAATAACCGACGCCGTTTCCGTAATCCGGAATGACTATCGAGAAAACACCAGAATCTACCGTCACGCTGACGTCGAATGTGCTTTGTACTGGCGGGTCAATACCGTTGGCTCCATGTATAAATCTCTCCACGCGCCGTTTTAGCCAGTTGATGCAGAAGTGCACCCCGTCGCCCTTGTAAAAATTCCACGTCAGTATCCGTTTAAAATAATCATCAGGAACGTACGATGCTGATCCCGGAATATAGTTTTTCATCCGTGCATAAGCGATCGAGTTGTACTCAATGGTGTTATAAGCCCCTCGTGCAATAGCATCTTCGGAGACCTGTAGTAAAGATCTATCCTGTCCATAGATACCTAGCGCCACCCAATCCAGAAGTTCTCCGATAATTGCCGGAGACGTCCAGCATGGCAAATTAAGATCGTTCAACGAATCCAGATATCCCTGGGCTATTTCGTTATAGGCATCGAAGAAAGCGACGACATTGGGGTCGTCGTTGTATTGTGTGAAGGAATAAGACGGGATTATTTTATTAACTGGAGCCTTCATATTGTTTAACCTGAACCTGCGAAGATGACGTTGAAAAATAAGAATATGTATCGCCATATACAAGGCTAGAATTCGCGTCCGGCGGTTTGATTGCGCCATTTATTCCTATCTGTACCTGGATCATTGAAATCATCGATGCAGGCACCAGACTTGCTACTGACTGCATGAAGATATCCTGAATCTCGAATAGGTTGACTGGTTGTCCAACAGCAATGGCATTGACGTAATCAGCTATCGGTTGCTGTACCGCTTTTGCTATTCCATCTGGGTCAATATAAGTCGTTGAAGCAGTATTCCAGGTAATCAAAACAGTGGCGTTCTGAGATGAAGGGACAACATACGGTAACGTGTAGGTATCAGGGTAAACGGAAATTTGAACCGTTTTTTTCTCCACAGGAGCACCTGACGGGTTAGATACGTCATTCGTCAGAACAGAGATATCTGGTACGGCTTTGAAAATGGCATACGCCACCTCAAAAGGATCCCCTCCACCCACTACAGCAACCCATTTACCGAGTGTTGACTGCCTGAAAGAAATCAAGTTTTCCTGAACGCCGTCAACCTTCTCCAGTTCGGTTCGAAAACAGGTTGGGGTTCCCTCCGCAGTCTGCATACCGGATTGCATCACCTGAGAGCGATAGGAGGAGTATGATTGTTCTCCTGCACCGGGAAGGCCAGCAGTAAGGTTAGTGCATGTCACTTCCTGTGTCTTCGGTACCGACGTGATGACCTGCGTCACGCTTCCGGCAGGAACCGCCCACGAACCCTCTGAAGTTGCCAGACAATAAACGGGTGCCGTCTGGCCGGACGTTGGAATCACGGTGTCGCGTACAACTGAGTACTGGTTATTACCGTCAGATACGGTGAAACCTTTTGGTATCGGAAACCCCGGCAGGCCGGAAAAAACCACGTATACCGATGTGTTCGTCCCTTCACCCTGCTGCACACCGTAGATATTACCCAACTGCAGCAGCAATGGAATATTTGCCCCGTACGGACTACAGGAGTTGATAAGATCAACACGAGCCTGGTCGATGAGCGCTATGGCTCCGGTTGCAGTACTTGCAAGATCGGTAATTAAGCCTGCAGGCAGATTTGCCGTATAACCAGGTACTTTTTGCGAAACTCTGCTGATAAGATTCGCCAGAAGAGTTTTTGGTGGTGTGGGCTGCGCCCCCGCTTCAGTCATGATAATGGGTAGATCAGACATATTCTCCCCTAAGGATAATTTATGAGAAATGTTCTTTTATTTGCTACGTTTCTGTCTTCTTTCTGTTTAGCTGATGCAATCGCTTACGAGCTACCAGTTAATGCTCTTACTTATGGAATGACATCAACCTCAAATAGCGCTGAAGATGCTCCATATGAACGGTCTTTTGCATCATCTGAATTTGTTATTTGCAAAAAAAATGCTTTAACAAGAGGGCAAGCTGACTCTTGCTACAGTGATGAAGTTGATCGTGTTGCTGCGGAAATTAATGGTTTGATGAATACAATTGCAGATTCAAAAAACCTCCCAACTGACGCAAAAGTTAACTACATTAAAAGTGTAAAAATTGATTTAAATCGCATCGATTATTTATGCGATGTTTTTAATGTTGGCGAAAATGGCAAGGTTAGCAAAGAACAAAGTAACGAAGGGATAACATCAACCTATTTATGCAAACTTAATAGGCTAAGTATTTTAAAGCAAAATATAACTCAAGCTGTAAACGAGTTATAAATTTATACCGCCACATTCTTCTGAAAGCTGACTCCATTTCGAAACACAACCGCAATGTTGTAGGTGGGGTTAGCTTCCCCATCGACCTTAGTGATAGCCAGAGATGCAAAATACCCTGCAAATTGCTGCTGGGTCATGTTGACGTAATAATCCGGGTAAATCTGCTGAACGATCGATTGCTGAGCCGGTATGCCGAATTGCGCATAAAATGGTGATTCACCCAGGCCAAGTTTCAACGTCTGTATAAGCGTGGTCAACCAGACATACGATGAGTCCCCATTTTCGTCCGTCTCCACTGGCACCCAAGATTTCTTTCCGTTCTCATCAGTAACACGTCCCCAGGTCCTCATATTTACCCCGCTTTTGGTTTTTCAGACTGAATGGTGCTTCCCCCGCCCTGAACATTTTTAACATCATGTGGGTGATTTATCAGGCTCACGCCGCCAGCCACCACATCCTTATCTACATTCATTGGGCCGATAAATGTTGCCGTGGTATTCGTCATTTGTTCCGGATCCTGAACTATCGGTCCGTTAAGGTGAATTGTTCCACCCCCGAGATAAATGTCTTTGGCATCAAGATAAATGGCATCAGCTTTTTGGGTAATTTTCCCCGGTTCGACTGTTATTGTACTGGCACCATCCTCCGTTTTTAAAATGGCACCATCCGGCCCATAGAGAACGATCTTGTTTGCATCCTCTTCCGACCAACCAGCATTGGACACAGGTACAAAAAATAACGGTACCAGAGACAAAGAGAATGCACGACTTGCAATCCCGGTACCAAGTCCAGATACACCGCGCAACGAAACGTCAGCAGCTACGGTTACACCTTTGTCTCCTTTTTGAATCGGGTAACGGATATAAGGAAAAGTGGCAATTGGGATTGTCACCTGTGGGTACTGTATCCCATCTGGGAGCATATCGAACTGAACTGTGACGATTTGCCCCTTAACAGAGACCACGTGACACGGAAGGGAGCGCCCTTCAATCGCTACGCGATCATCACTTTGTGTCCGGACAACGTCCATCAACCCCTTAACAAAGGGATATTTCTGTGCATCACTCATGTTGAATTTTTCGCCAGCACGACAGCTTCATAAATAGTGTTCCACGCGTTGTTGCTGTCAGGATTGAGATAATCCCCAACGTGGCGCACCGATGTGATTAAAAATTTTCCTGTGAAATTAACTGAGTCCCGTAGCATTGAATAAGAACGGTCGGTATTAACTGACAATAACGAGCCGGGACCGGAAATAATATTCTGAGGAAGTTTAACGACATCACCACAACGAAGTTCTGCTCGCATTGGACATTTGAAAGAAACACTTACAGGGCCGATCCACGTCGGTTGACCGACCAACTCCTGTGGCAATATCGAAATACCATCGCCAGTAGCCGTGGTGTTGTCGAAAACCCGAATTGTGCGGTTCTGCATCACCATCTGCACGCCGGTATAGTCGTCGGTATTTATGATCGAAAATGACTTGCTCCGGATAGCGGTCGCCAACTGCCCAAGGCGGTTATAAACGCCGACACCATCTTCCGCCAGCGCGAGTTTGTCACTAATTGAGATGTCGATCTTGAACTCGGGAAATGCTGCGGTCAGCGCACGCTGGAGAACACCCCCCAGAGTTTCCCCTTTTTTACCGTCCAGGGTGATGCTTCTTTCCTGACCTGCGTCATTCAGCAGCGGACTCGGATTAACAATAAGGTTCAACGTCTGATGGGTACCGATCCAGTTAGCATATGGATTGTAGATCTGCCCACTAATTATTATTCCTTGCTGTTCAGGGTTAGCCAGTGGCAATCCCTCACTGAACCCGGCAAAAACAGTAACCTGACATCCGCTAAGTTGCACGCTCTGGCTGAGCATGGTAATCGGCAGCCCATAAATCACGATCAATGTTCCGCTGTTGACTACATCATATCCTGTGATGAGCGCGTCAAACTCGACCTGTAAACCTCGTCCTGGCGATTCTGACGTGTCAAACGGGCCAATAGGATTGCCGGTGCTATCCAGTGGCGTTTTTCCATCTTTATTGGTGATCTCAATTCGGTAATAGCGCATCAGGTTGCCTCAAATTGGTTGCTGCTCACCCGATAAATTAGTGTTCCTGGCGCACAGGGTAGCGCCAGATTAATGTCATAATTATCTGGAGAGCCGACCATTGGAACGTAAGTGATCACCTTGCCCTGTCCATCTGTGAGTTTCACATAATAGCGATTGGCGTAAAGGTTGTATGGCACGATACCAAATACTTTTATTCCCCCAACCACGGCCTGGAACGTAAACGGCGTCTGCCCGTCAGGTTTAAACGGTATAATGACCATTATCCAAACTCCTGAACAAGTGTCTGTTTAACTCCAGACCATGAGAGACCACCGCTTGACGGCATTCCGGTTTCAAATTTACTCATCAGGTTTCCGAGTGCAGCCTCTAGTTGTGAGATCGCTAATAGCGGTTGGTCAAACTCGAATTGCCATGTGTGCTGAACCTGCTTGTTCTGTTCGGAAAAGCCTGATACGTCTATCAACTGGCGCATCAGACACCCGGTATAAATAAATGATGGTGTTAGTACCGTGTAACTACCTCCACTCTGGTTATGCATGTCGAGCGCCAACTTTAGCGCGGCGAATGTCATCCCCTTCGTTGCATATCCTCCGCCAGACGTGAATGCCGGGCGTATCATTTGCAGCAAAACCCGGTTTGGCTTATTGACGACTGAGTTCGCAGCGGTCACCAGGTTATAAAAGTTCAGATTACCGATATCCTGCTGGATCAACGTTGTACCAGCCATCGGTGTAAATGCCGCTGTCGGTCCTTTGCCAATATCCCCATGCAGAAGCCCATCAGCAACGCTTATCCCCTCTGTCAGCACAGCAATTGGCATAACGCCTCCTGGGATATCAGCAGCGATGCCATCTACCAACAAAATTGGGGAAATTTCGAAAGCCAGTTTGAACGCCTGGCCGAGATAGTTGAGTGACATTTAGATCCTCGGAGCCAAAGTTATGCCTTTCACCTGAGCACTAATATCTGAGCCAGGTTTCTGGTCAACTTGCAGAGTGATTGTTGCACGATCATTTTTGCCACCGGCCCCTAAAATTGTGTTGGCGGCTTCAAGTTGGCGCATGATTCCAGGATGTTGTTCTGTTGCCCCCTGCACCTGAGGAAGAATTTTTAGAAGATAGTCTACGGTCTCTTTTTTCAGACTGAGATTACCATCTTCATCAATTTTTCCACCGTTATAGCTGGTCAGCATCTTTGCCACATCGCCCTTATAGCGCTTGTTTAGATCATTGAGATACCGTCCCGCAGCTACCGTGGCTTTATTCGGGTCATAGACATCGTTACCAATAAGTCCGTAGGCTTTTGCAGTCCCTGGCATAAACTGGAATAGCCCCGCGGCCCCACTCGATTCATTCAGCGCCAATGGATTCCAGGAAGACTCCTTTTGAGCAATGGCTGGCATCAACCCGTTCGGCAGATTTACAGTTTTATTGACAGCTTCAACAAATGTCTGGACGTTAGTTTTTAAGGCATCCGGCATCTGATATTTTTTGTGGACGTCGCTTTCTTTAAAGTATTCGCCTGTGTACTGGTTAGTCATCGGATTTGCGCCCGGTAAATTACCTCCCAAATACTTATTACCGAAATCCACATACGCTGAATTGGTGCCATCTGTTCCCACGCCAGCCCCATTTAGGTTTACACCTGGAACGTTGCCGGCAATCCACTTAATTGCCTGGCCAAGTGCGGTGACAATGGCCCTCACACAATCAGCAAACGTCTTAAGGTCTGACTGAAAGTCATCGCCCCCCAGCCAGTCCCCTAACTTTTGTAGGCCGTTGGCGAGTGTATCGAAGAGTGCCTTACCATTCCGACCATTAAGAAAGCGGTCGATGCTTGTGGTTAGATTGTCAGAGATGCGTCCAATTGGGCCACTGAGACGGGCAAGCGCTTTCAGGAATGAGTTGCCTATCCTGTCGGCGTTGTAAGCAAACCTTGCTGACAAATCCTGATAGCTCTGCTGAGTACTTGTCCCCATGTTCTGATCGAGCTGGTTTGACTGCGCCTGGTACTGCTTATTCAGCTCCGGCAGCCGGTCACTATTAGCTAAGAGCTGGTTCGCCGTCGCAACGTCAATAATCCCCCCAAGACCTCGACTATTAAGAACAGTCTGGGAAACACCTGTTCCTTTGTACTGACTCAATAGCGACGCCACGCGTTCCATCAAATGTGGCAGGTTCTGCGCTGCGCCGTTCTGCGGATTAATGCCGAGACTCATTAACCCGGCATATTGAGGGTTAGCCGGGTCATTCTGGGCTTCTGCCAGAGTCTGTAGGATCGTGCTGGTACCGGAAATTCGAGAACCATACACATTCTTGGCAGCCTGCATCTGCCCGGTGGTAATCCCCAATCCCTGAGACGTTTTATACTGATCGGTAGCGCGGTGTGCCATGTAACCATAACCAAATGGCCCGGCTACGCTGATTGCGGCAAGCTTTGCCCCCCATGAAATGGTCGTGGTAAACAACCCCTTCAGAGTATTGGTAGTCGCCCCAAGGGTTTTGTTGATAAGGGTGAAGGTTTTAAGTGTCCCCTGAGCCTCTTTGTTGAGGTTCTTTAGAAACTTCTCAAAACCAGTATCGCCAGGCGTTTTTTTGCCGCCTGTACCCCCACCCTCCGGTCGCGTTGCCGGGGGGGATGCCGTAGGAACGGGAAATGTTGGAGTAGGTACCGGCTGCGGCGCTGCTGGATATGGCAAACCACTTGGTCCGATACTCAATGCATTTTTAAATTTGTCGGCGATCTCCTGGAGTTTCTGGATCTTTTCGTCGCTGAAATCCAGTGTGAGCACCGGAAGCTGGTTTCCTGACATCAGAAAATCCCCCTCGGCTGCTTGAATTTCAGCAGCTCCCGGAGCTGAGCTGCTGTTTTAAGGCTTATTCCGGTATCAATCCAGAGTTCGGCGAATCCGATTCCGGCGCAGTAGTCGAGGATTTCACTGATGACTTGCTCTCCGTCTCGCCAGTATTCTCGGGCTGTTTGGAGGTCGGCAACGAAGCAATCCATTCCGTAAGCGTCAAGGATGAAATTGCACTGCCCCACATCCCAGCCACCTGCTCCATCACTTCTTTCGCCTGATGTGGCTTGTTTATCGACGAGACACATGTAAAAAAAACGAGTTCTCCCAACGCCTCATCAGGATCGATAACTTCGCGCTCAATGGCGACTTCCAGGGGAACGGTATCCCACCCTTTTCCCTCAACCGGGTAAACAAGGTTAGACAGACGAATAATCTCATTTACCAGCGTATTCTTGACGCCACTCGCCCCATCCCAGATCCCCTGGTCCTGGCATATTTTTTCCAGCATCAGATACGCAACACGCGGCCCGGCAACGACCCCAAGCCCTTCAGAGAAAATCGCGGAAAACGTTTTACTCAAAATATAGAAATGTTGACGGTAGACCTCTTTGGAAATTGGCGTCGCATGGACATACCCAGATCCCATATCCGTATCAACAGGCAGTACAAAATTCATATTCCGTGCAATTTTCATCAGAGATCCCACATTTCGGAGTTGATGTAATAAGTGCCAGTGATGGTGATGGCCACGCCCGGTTCCCCGCCTGCAAACGACATATCCTGCACATTGGTAATAGCGGTGTTAAGCACGGTGAAGTCACCAAAGGTGCTGCTGTCGGAATAGACCTTCGCGTCACCGATTGATGTGTTCGCTTCCCATTGTGCTTTGTACTGAGCGCCCAGAGCTTGACTACGCAGCAGGTGAACCTTCACCTGCATAATCATGTACGGCTGCGGCGACTGTACGGCCCCGGTCATTGCCGGGAGAAAATCGGTCATGTTTCCCTGAAAAATAAGTTCAACACCCTCCTTCGCAAGAAAAGACGCCGACACGTTTAGTTCAGAGTGGTCGGTAAATTTGATGCTGGCGCGTACGCGATTAAGCACGCCAACCGGGATCATTGGATTTGGCACGGTTCAACTCCTTTTAGGAAATCTGCATGGTCACGTTGATATTGAAGATGATCGAGGTAAAACCGCGCATCGGCGTATAGGTCGCCGAAAGCCCCGCGTAACGACCAATGTTGTAGTCATTCGGGTTGTCTTTAACGTAGGCTTTGAACGGGATAGCGTTGACCGGCGTTTGCCCGTTAACCAGCCCGTACGAAACGCCAGTGTCGAACACACCCTGAGCAACTTGCTGCAGTCGGTCGATGCCGTCCTGGTTGTAATACAGCGGATTTATCGGGTTATTGCTGCCGTTGATGACGGCGTTGGCCAACTGCATATCGACGTTTATTTGAACCCAGTCTACCGAGTACCAGTACGTCATATCTTTGCCGTCGCTGGTAACCCCTTTCACAAGCATGGTATTAGAGATGCCGCCTTCAGCTCCGGTGTCGACGTAGTTGATGTTCTGCGCAACCATCGTTTTTAGAATGCTGTTTTTTGCCTTATTCGCATTCACAGCCTGCAGGTAGCGGAAAGCCATCGGCGGCACTTTATTGATTGGTGACGGGGACGGAGAAACAAACTCACGCATCACCGCAGCGGCGGCGTTCGTCGTGGGATAAGTATCATCAGCCATCGCGATGATAGATTTGATGCTGGAATATGGGCTGACGTAGTTCGTATCACCCGGCGTGTCTGAGAGCACGAAAAAATACTGCTTCGCTTCGTTCGCAGTGTAGAGTTTCGCCAGTGTGATGAAATCCTCGTCTTCTTTCCAGGATTCCGGTACCAGATAGGCATAGAAGCGCTTGATCGGCTCCTCCATGTAAAGTTTCAGCGCAGCTACTTCGGTTTTTACCACATCCTTTTGATAACCCAGCTCCAGCAGATAGGTACCCACAGAGTTACCCTGAGCGAAGAAAGTGTTCACCGCCGTCACCAGGTCGATGCTGCCGCCAATGGTGAATTGCCCCACCGTCGTCGGGGAGCCGTCAAGCGTTGAGCTACTGACTGTCCATGTCAGTGAACTGGTGGTGGTTAGCGTGGCGGTATAGGTGCCGTTCCACGTCGTCGGGATGCACCCGACTATGGTGATTTCAATCTCGCTGCCAGGATCCCGGTTAATGGTCTTGCCCAGCGGTAGCGTCAGTGTGAAATCGGAACCATGAGACTGGACTTCCGCCTCAAGGGTACCAATCGCGTTATTCACCAGGTCGGTAATATCTGAATCCTGAGTGAGCAGTACCGGCTTACCCGGCTCCTGCATCGTGGCACCAAAGGAAAGGATGGCTGACATCTGCTGCAGATTAGACGGCGTAGCGCCGATTTTCTGCGAGACGTTGACTATGACTATTTCGTAGCCCATTAGATGACCTCGTAATTGAAGATGGCTTCTTTGATGAGTTTTTGGGAGATTTCCCTCGTCGTCTGCTGGTAGTAGTTCACCTCAAAATCGACGATTTTCTTTTTCGCCAGCGCGTTGATTTCCACCTGGTTCGATTTGACGTCGACCGGGATCGGCATATTGGTGATGCCGAATTCCTCATCCTCCAGCGCCTTGTTGACCACAAAATCGACATAATCTAGGGCCATCTGGTTACTGAACCCGTACAACGTGATCCGCACTGAATCCTGAGCAAACTGATAGCGCTGCTTGCTACCCGCATCGTAGCGGGAGGCCATTGCCAGCGGCATCGTATTGCGCACGTCAGCTGCGATGTATGGGGGCCTCAGGTTAGACGGGACCAGAAAAGACGGGTACACGGTGGCGAACTGCTTCAGTGCCAGCCAGATTGGTGTGCTGTTCGAAATAATCTGCTCGTCGCTGATATCGTCGGGACTGTCGATAATCTGCGACCGCATCGTGGGTAGGATCGCCATCCCGCGGTAGTGGTAAATTCCGGATTGCGTATACCGGCTTTCCATACGAGAAAACGCAAACTGCGTCCCTTCATACTCCCCGAGGTAAATGGCATTCGGATCTTCAACGTTAAAATCATCCGCTTTTTCTATCGGCGTGAAGATGATGTTGTTGACGTCCCGCGACAGACTTTCTGATTGTTCGGTCACCACCTGACGGTGCAGGCTGCCCTTTATCGTGGCAGTCAGCGGGGCCGTAATATTCATCCGCGCCAGTTCCTGCGGCGCGATGATTGCTGCATTCACCCAGTACACGAAACCGTCGATCGGCAATACCTGCCGGACGTACAACCGGAAGGAAATCTCCTGACCGGATGAAATGGTTTCGACTGCAGACTGGAGAACACCGGAAAGCTGACTTCCTGTCGCTTCGGCTAATTCATCAAGACTCGGCATCGTCGTCTATCCATGCAACAAAAGAGGATTTAAACAGGCCGCCATCGATAAACGACGGCCGGCGTTCGCCACGCTCAACCTTCAGACGGGAGTTTTTACCCTCCATCGCCGCCTGCGTTGGCACCCCATCAACGGAAAGCCCCGCCATCTCCTCGCCTTCGAGGAAAACGTTGAACGCCTTCATGGTTTCGCCCAGCAACTCGCCGTCGTGCATCGGGGCGCCGTATTTGATGTGATTGATGAGAGCCAGTCCTACCGCCTCCCCAACTTCAGGAACGATGTCGTCGACATGCGTCTCCCAGAAGTGAGTGAAAATCTGGTAATGCTCCTGGAGGTCTTCGGCTACTTCGTAGGTGGTGGCAGATGTGTCGCCATAGTCGTACGGCATATCGATGACGCCCAAGCAGACTTTCATTGTGTCAGCCCCCAGACAGACGGCCCCAGATCCATGAGAACGGCAACGGCAGCCCGGCCATACGGATCCTGCATCAGCATAAGGTCAGTCAGTGTGAGATTGCTCAGCGCATCGCTGATGGAAAGTGCTCCGGAGGTACCCTGGTCTGCGGCTGAATTGACCAGTCCGTACACCGGATTGTTCAGATTCAGTTTTTTTCGTTGGTCGGCGAAGTAAGTGCTGGGAGGTTTATCGATCGCATAACGCAACAGTAAAGAGCCGCCCGCGTTATACACCGTGTTCATGTAGATAATGGGGAGGCATTGCAGCCCCATATTCACCGGAATAAGTTCCAGCGCCGAGCAATAACAGCATTGCAGTGTCGGGTCATCGTCGGCGATGGCGGATTCCGGTACGCCCATTACGCCACGAACGAAACGGATAAATCCGTCAAACGTCGGGCGAATGATCATTATTTTTGTACCTTAACGGTTTTACTCAGTTTCGGCGGATTCTCCTGCTCGGTGTTTACCGCTTCACCTTTAATCTCGATTTCGATACCACCACCGACTGGTTTCTCTCCGCTCTGAGCGACAGCCTGGTCAACCGCGTTATTCAGCGAAACGGCATTAGCGTTAAGAATCTCCTGGGACAGGTTATCGAGGTTCTCCACTTTTTGATCAGCATTGTCGATGATTTCACTGGAAGTGACCGTTTTCTCGATGGAATAACAGATACCCGAGAATTTATCGTCAACCCGCTCTTTTGGTTGGAAACCATAGGGTTCATGCTGCGCAATAATGTGGGTGATAACTTCCGGCGGGTACTCAAGCATATGCTGCTGCCCTGCTTTAATTGTCACCCCAAATGACTGTAATTTTTCAGGGATTTTGTAGTTGAACGTATGCGACTGGCGGGAGCAGTTTGCTATGAAGAGTTTCATTGGTTTTCCTCAAAAAAATTAGGGAGCCTAAGCTCCCCAAATCGGACTAAAAATTAGCGAGGGTATTACTGGTATTTCGCGGAAAGCAGCGTGATGCCTTCAGAACGGAAGTTCCAGCCTGGTGTAGAACGCATGGTGTACAGCGTGGTAATACCACCATCCGGGATCGGTGATGGAATTTCAGTCGGCGCGGCGACGTCACAAAACATGACGTTTACCGCCTTTTGATTCGGCATCAGGGTTGCAAAAATATTCGTGTTAATGTCCTGACGAGCCTCCGGGATAACTAGATCTGGGCTCGTCACCACAATCAGGTCGGTACCGCCAGCCCCTTTCCCAATGAGCGTGTCATCCTGACAGAAAATCAGGTTGTCATCGCTCGCATCCCTCACGATGGTTTTTGCAAGCGTACCCACCGTCGCAGTACCGGCACCTGGACGCTGATAAGAAGTAAGTTCCACGATGCCAGTCCACTCCATTGCCTTCATGAAACGCATCGGGCACAGCACAACCGTTGTCAGCGATTGACCCAGCAACATCATGCGGGTTTTAAGGTCCGCAATCAGTCCGATCAGAAATTTCGCCATTTCACCAGAATCCCAGGTGGTGTAAGCGTCATTGCCCTTACTGTCGCTACCCAAGTTAACTGTGATTGCATTTGGCGAGTTAGTCACCCCCTCATTGTTGGAAGCCTTCACGCCATACAGCAGCATATTACGCAGGTTCTGTGCATGCCCCTGACGGTTAGCCAATTGCAGACCGTTAGTCAGTGAGTACCCCCATCCGTTCGCCGCTTCGGTATCGAAGTGGCTGTACTGAGAACGGGTAGAAGTACGGTAAGTCATCATCTGATCGTATGAAGGCACAATGCTCGCAGATGGCAACTGCCCGGGCAGAGACTGGCCTACGTGGGCCTGAGTGGTTACGCGCAGGAATTTTTGATAAACGAGCAGATCGTTTGAGCTGAGTCGTGGCTGCGGTGCCCCGCTGGACAAAATATCGAATGCACCGGAAGCCATGCTGTACTGCATGACGATCTCCGGCAACATCATAGAAGGCGATACCGTGGTAATCGCAGGTGCAAATGCGCTCATTGCTTACTCCTTAAATTAAGAACAGGCCGCAAGGCTTGTTGTCTTCCCAAGCCACGGTACCGTCGGTGTTTTTCTTCACGGTCAGGTTGCCCTGCTGCGACACCATAATCAGTTTGATATTCACTTTCGGGTTACCAGAGGTGGCGCTCTTATAAACATCGATGATGTTGTTGGTCAGATCCCAGACAAAACCATCTGAACCGACGGGTTCAGTACCGTTTGCCAGAGCTGCAACTTCAGCACTGATTGGCAGAGGAATACGAGCACCTGAGCCAACGCGGTAGTAATGGACGGAGCCACCACCTACATACAACGGGACGTTATTCCCCGGCGTGATAATGCTGTGGTAGGCCTGGTTGGAAACTGTGAATGCATTACAGGCAGAAGCCGAAGCAGGCACGATAGCGGAGCCTGCTACGTTAGTTTGCGTTGTAGCAATACATTCTATTACCCCCATCCCGGCCCAGACAGGATTAGTGCTAGTCAGCGAGCCAGAGCATAACTGCAGGCGAATTGCGGGATCGTCTTGCGCGTCCCCTTGCGTAAGGCCACGGGATTCGACATTGAACATCCCGCTCGGGGAACCCTGCGTTTTGAAAGGGTTAAAAGTGATATCAGACATTGCTCATGCTCCCTGGAGAGTTAATTTTCGCGATACGCAGCGGAGGGGTTTTAAACGCAGCCAGCCAGACATTCGGGTCACCAGAGAATTCGGTGATACGTCGGCCCGCCTCGTCCATTCGGACACGCTTGTGCAGTTGCCCCTGAGTGTTATTCACCTCATCGTCGATGGACTTGCGGGCATCTTCGTAGATGGCTCTTTCCAGGACACCCAGCACCGCGGCATCGGAGATGGCGCGAATGTTAATGTCCTTGTTGTCAGGGGAATATTTCTGTAGGGCCATTAGCGCACGTTTGCGGAAATCTAGAGCCTTTTCGCCAGAGAACGGGGCCGGAGACTGCTGACCACAAGCGGTATAAGCGCTATCACAACGTACTCGTGCCTCGGTCATAGCTGAGTCTTCTCGCGCTTTTTCTTCTTCATCTTGTTTGGCCTTTTCCTCTGCCTCCGCAGCATCCTGCTTGGCTTTTTCTTCGTCTTCCTTCCTCTTGGCCTCGGCGTCTTCGGCATCCTGCCGCTCTTTATCTGCTGCGTCCTGCTTGGCCTTTTCTTCCGCCTCGGCTTTTTCTGCTGCCTCGGCATCCTGTTTCGCTTTTTCGTCGGCATCCTGACGGGATTTAATCCACTTATCTTGAGAGTCCATTCGTGCGGACATGGCTTCGAGCTTCGTGTTTACTCCACCCAGTGCGTCGGAAACGGTCTTCGAGAGCAAGCTCTGGAGTTCTTCTTTGTCCATCTCTATGTCACCTTTATTGGTTACCTCGATCCCCTCGGGGACCCCATCTTTGTCCCAGACTCCGAGAGAGCCGTGGTCTTTCGTTACAACTGCAATGTGGTCAAGCAGGAATGGTTCTCCTTCGATAAGAAAGTTCGACTCCCCCTCCTGTCGCTCAATGCATCCGGAGTCGCCGCCGAAAATGACCGACGGGCTCGTGGAGACTTCCTCCTTGACGATCTTTGCCACAACCTCTTTGACGTAGATACGCACCACTGCCCAGACTTCATCTCCCCGGATATAGGGAAGCATCACGCTCCCTACGCATCGCTTTTTGAACTCCTCCTCACTCATCGGCGCCTGTTCAGCGTGATCCCACAGCACTGGCAACCCGTTGCAACGGAGAAGAAACTCTTCATTCAGATACAGGCTCGGATCCCGCCAGACGAATTCCTTCAGCCCATAGCGGTATGCCGCACCAGTACCCGTAATACGTAGGTTGACCAGCCACATATTTGAGAACTGCACAGGTGATGGCAGAGTGCCGTCACGTATGCGCTGTGCCGCTTCAAACTCGGTTAAATTCACGTTTTCCCTTCTCCGTTAAAAATTCGATGGGCAATTTTTGAGGTGCATAAATCGGGAATACGCCGCAGCTGCAGAAGGGTTCCTCGGCGGCTGCGGTAATTTCGTCATAGAAACCATGAACGGGTTTAATCAGCCCCTGCTGCACGGCCCACGAATCCCTGATGAGGTAAATCAGTGTGTCTCTGTGTTTATGGTCCACCCGGTAGTTGTACCCGGGCCTACGCCAGTTCGAGTGCCACTGCAGCGCGATAGCACCACTCTGAACCGAGAGGAGGTATTTCACGTTGCTGGCGAGCTTATGGCCTTGGTCAATCGCCACCCGGCGACTGATGAAGTCCATATCGCTGACTGATTTTCTCATCGCGGATTTCTGCGCATTTTTATCGAGTTCACTCACCCCATCCGGTGGTATTGAAGTAACCCATCCCTGAAAACGCTGCACCGTACGATCAATGGCCTGCTCACGGTTGAGCTGTATCAGGTTGGCGCTGGCGAAAATCCGCTTATTAAGTTCCTCGCGAAACTGAGGCTTCAGTTTGTCGAGGGTGACCCTTGTGGGCCCATCAGGAGGTTGTTCTCGGAGTGCTCCGCCGTGGACGACCAGGCGGCTGTATATGGCGGTAAGGTGTTTACGCGTGACATCGTCGTTTGGTGATACTCTGCTGGCAGCAACGCGCAGCTTGTGAGACCAGTCGAGCAGTGAATCCTGTGAATCCCACCCGTTGTTGACGTAATAGTTCACCGCGTCCGTAAGAACCTCGTAGAGACTCTTAGGCTGCCTCTTTTTCCCCGCCCGGTTCGATGTAGCCATTGTTCGGCTCCGGTGGTGGTGGTTCGTAGTTTGCGAGCGCCTCAACATCGATAATCAGCGGCACATCCCCATAGGTCTGTGTTGCGTTGACTACGCTCGAAAGCCAGTCTGCGATGGTTGCTCTGTTTTCCGGGTCAACATTGGTTGTCAACGCCGTATAAAGGGCGGTAGCCTGCTGGATCACTTTGCTGTCTGATTCGCGGCGCTTATCTGGAGATTCTTCAACCAATTCCTGCCAGGTCGCACTGAATTCGCGGCGCCACATGTAAAACGTGCTTTCGTAATCCCCTGTGAAGATATCTGGGAAATCACTCTTCATTGAGTTGAAGAAATCCTCATTCCAGGCGATGTACTGGACTATTTTTTCAAAATAATCCATCACAGGCTCGATATCCTGTCGCACACCGTCGATGTACTGGCTAACGGCTTTGGAGTCCTCAGAGCCTTCCCCCCATCCCTGAGAAAAAGCCTCCTCTTTAATGAGAATGGCCGGAACGTCACTGCCCGAGGCGATGTCAGAAATGATGTTGTCTCGCGCAGCGTTAAGCGCTCCATCGATGTTCTGAAGGTTAAGCGACGTCACATCCTCTTTATCGCCAACACTGATCACGCCACCGTTACGGGCAAACTTAACGACCTTACGTTTCATCGCAGTGGCCATCTCTTTGATGGCATTCATGACAGAACCGTTTTGCGTGGTCTTTGCCACCAACACCCCAGCCTTTTGGCTAACGAGATCGTTAGCGGTCATGGTGCTGATGTAGGACTTCATCGGGTAAAGAACACGCTGAAATACGCTTCGCCCGGTGAAGCCAAACGTTGAGTTCTGATACTCCAGATAAATAGGCGTACCGTTAAAGTTTTTCAGCGTTCGTGACGGGTGCCATTTCTTGCCATTAATCTTCAGCGTGCTATTGGCCTGCTGGAAGAAGCGGCTGTTAGGGTTCTGGTCTGTAACCATCGACCCGGCGGTATTCAGTGGATCCCAGACGTTGATGTACACGTCCTCCTCCCTCAGACCAAACGTAGGAAGTGGGTTTGCGCAAGGATCTCCGTCGGTACCGACACCAATTGCCCCAGCGCCGTAACAGCGAGTGATAAAGAAGTAATTCTTTATCTTGTCGTTCAACTTCATGCGCTCCCACACTTCACGAAACCGCCTCACAACACGTTCGTCCGGATCCGTATCGACGTTGTACTGTCGAGGTTTGCACATCGCCATTGAGATCGGCTTTTCTACGAGTTTCCCGCCGAGTGGGTGATACATCCATAACAGTTTGCAGAGGTCATAGCCGACTTCGGTACCGGGCTGAATTTCATCAGCATCGAGTATTTTCGTCAGCTCTGCCCCCATATTGTCGTTGAGCTGAATTTCCGCCATTACAGAAGTTCCTGTTTACAGTGCTTCGTAGTTGCCGAACGCGATGATCAGCCCGTACGTGTAGCAGTCGAAAAGGTCATCAGCGCGTTTGTGCGCCTTAGGGTCGGCCAGGTGGAACCCGGCGATTTGTTTGATGAGGTGATTGGCGGTGACCTGCTTGAACGTCACCGTCTTGTCGTACGCTTCCTTGGTGATTTTGCACTTACCCATGAAGTGGTGACCGGAGGCCATCACCGCACGTTCGTCCTTCCCTTTTCCGGTCAGTGCCGACTTGATAGGTTTCATGTCCCATCCTTCGGTCTCAGCTTTCTGGTTCAGAATGGCACCCATCGCCGCGTCTTCCATGAACACGCCCTGACTCCCCAGACGTGGGCGGCAAGTCTTCGCCAGTCGCTCCAGGTTGTCGTAGACGCTCGGCATGTACTCCGGCAGCAGCGACGCTTTAATCTGCGTGACATCCCAATCGATAATCGTCAGACGCGGCTCTGAGTAAGTTTCCTCATAGGCGAAGTAAACGAAGCCGGTACCATCATTCTCGGTACCGCCTTTAAGGGCCGTATCTGCGATGGCGAAGATCATGTCGCAGGTGGTTGGCATCGCCACCGGCAGATCGTCCTCCATCAGTTTGTTGATGTCGAGCAATGCGTCTTTCGACCAGTCAATGAAAAGCGCCAGGAATTCCTGGTCAAAGACTCGTGGATCGTTACTCTGGCGCTCTTTCTCCAGTTCATCAGGTGGAACATACGGGTTACTTGATGTCGGCGCATGATGCTCGTGAAATCCCAGAGATTTGTCGTTGCATATGGCGTAGAAGAAATTGTTGTCGTCGTTACCGTTCGGCGTAGAGAAAACCCACGCACGACCACGACGGGTCAACAACGTTGGCTTTATTGCCTTAGGCCATGTTTCTTCAAGCATCTCAGGGCATTTTGTAAAAGCAGCCTCGTCGATAAGAACGACGTCGTACTCACGTCCACGCCCGGCAAGTTTGTTGTTATTGGTTACCCAGAAGTCAATTTTCCCGCCGTTCTTAAGACGGATGTACCCACCACTTCGTGACTTGCGCTTGATAAGTGGCAGAAGAGCTTCTTCCAGGTAGTCAAAGATTTCCTGCTGCTGTTTGTACTCGGCAGTGAATATGCCCACCATGCCACCCTGCAGCTTTTCTCCACCCGTCACCTTAAATAGCGAGGTAGCGTAGGAGATAGCGATGTTGCCCAGGATGGCGGTTTTACCCCAGCGACGACCGCATCGGACGACGTTGTACTGGTGCTGACTGCCCTCGGTCCAGACGCGAGACTGCGCGGTGTGAAGCTTTTTGCAGAATATCTCAGCCATTATTCTGCACCCCCGTCGATATCCTCCTGCGTGGGCTGCACCGCACCAGGCACCTGCAGTGCGTTATGAACGACAATCAGACTGCTCTCTTTATCTCCGGTGCGAATGCGTTCGATCTCGGCCTGCAGCTTCTCGTTACGCAGCTTCAGACCTTCAAGTTCCAGCACTTCTTTGTTTGTAGAAGGTTGATCACCGCCAGCCGGCAATGTCCCGCGAGTTGCTTTGAGATACGCCAGCAGTTCCTTTCGAGCGGCCTCAGGGCTGGCAATCTTCATCTCCAGCCCGTTCATAGTTTCTTTCACGCCCAGATAACCCCATCGAGCAGGACCATCGAGCATTGTGGAATCGGCAAAAAATTGCTGCCCTATCCCTTCGCCAAAACAGCGGGGGCATTCGGGATGAGGGACAGCAGAACCAACAAAGCCAATGCCACCAAATTCAGGTGGCGAACTCTCGTTTTTCACTGCCAAATCGCATGCCCGCTCATATTCGTCCATGTCGTTCCACTGGTACTGGTGGTCTTCACCCCAGCAATAGCGACAGTTGACGCGACGGTATTGAGTCAGCTCGTTCGGGTCCATCGAGGCGATAGAGGAAAGTTGGTGAATGATTTCCGCCTCGGTGAGAGCAAGGCGTTTCTGACGACGGTCGCGCAGCCATCGGATGGCTCTTGCAACCTTAGGATTTCTTAGGAGCTGACTGGCGGTCACATAGGCCGCATTTCCCTCAGATTTGTACCCGGCCAAACGATACGAATCGACCAGTGATTTTCCCACGGCAACATTCTCGGCAAATTTTGCCTGCTGCCCGGAGATGCCGAATTCATCAGGATCGAAGACCTCTTCCAAATCGCCCGACAGAATTTTTTCTGAAATTTTTTCAGGATTTTTTTTCGAAGTTTTTTCAGCCCGTTTATGCGCAGTTTGCGCACCATCTTTTTGCGCAGTTTTTTGCGCAGAATTGCGCAGTTGAGATTGCGCAGTTTTAGGAGGCTTTTTGATGTACCGCCGGGCTGTGGCGTAGTTGAGTCCATTCGCATCGCACCATGCCGCCGGAGAGATTCCGGTTCGGGAGTATTCAGCGATGAACTTTTGCTGTAGTGACCCCCAATCCGGTTTACTCATCAGTTATTCCTGGTTTTTCTCCACCTTCAACAACTCGCGGAGAGCAAACGCATCACCTTCCCTTGCGAGTTTGTAGAGCGCCGTTCTCAATTCAGCTTCGCCTTTGGCTCTGCCTTTTCGAATACTGGTGTAAAACGCCTGCAACTGGTCTTTGTCCCGCTTGATGGTGTCGAAATCGATATCCAGAGCATCGGCGATTTGTTGCGCAGTCATGCGACAGGCAGCCAGTGCCTCAATCTTCGCCTTGTCGTACAGGATCCGCTGACTCATCAGGTTCTTCCTCCAGCTTCTGAAGCGCCAGTTCGGCGATAGTCTTCAGTGCTTCGGCGGTGTTGATGATGTTCAGCTTGCTCTTGGCATTGATTACAGCTTTGAAGACCAGATCAAAGTCGCTGGCGCGTCCCGCAACAATCAGGCGGTCTTTCGCCTTTTTCCCTATTTTTTCCAGCGCCTCAATGAACAGGGCTTTCTCTTCCGGCAGGAAGGCGATCACCATATCTTCATAGGTAGGCTGAACAAACGAGAGAGTTTGCACCTCAACGTCGGTGATTTTGAAATCATCGTCGGTCAGGCCAGAGTAGAGTTTCAGGTCGAGACTGTTTATTGACTCGTACAACTCCCGGAGGATATTGCTGTCATCCTTGCCCTTGATGGCGTTGTGACTGAGCTGAATAGCCTTCTGCTCGTCTTCTGAGAGTTCGCTAATTATCTCGATAACGTCGGCTTCTTCCAGCCCGGCTTTTATCGCCGCCTGGGTACGGTGGTTACCTGACAGTACCGTTCCCCGGTAGACAACCGGGAGACTGGTCAGCACACCGTCTTTTTTGATGTTGTTCACCAGACGGGTAAATTCGTCCGGATCCATGTAATGGGCATTCTTCTGCAGCAGCTGCAGGTCGGCCAGCGCCACACGTCGTATTGCGGTTTCAATTGGCATATTTTCGGTACCATTCTTTGAAGATTTCCTGCGGCGACTGCTCACGAACCACAGACGAATAATTCAGGAACCCTTCCCCGCGCTTTGCCAGCTTATAGATGCCCCGGTATTTCATTGATACTGGCTTTGTTGTAAATGCCGTCGTGTACACTGACTGGATATCGATGACGTACTGACGATTTACATGGGAGATGACGTCCTGGCTGGTTGCCAGCATGGGAATTAGCTTTGCCAGCTTCCGGTACCGCGACGTGGAAAAGTCGCTCAGCATGTAGATGTTATGGATTTTGTCGCCATATTGCGCCATAGAGAAAATGAACGCTCCAGCGAGCATGCCGTCCACCAGTACCGCGAAGTTCATCATCCCTGCTTTGTGGTTGATGCCTTTCGCCAGATAAATATTTTTCAGGAAATTCAGTTGCTGTGCGTTAAGCAGCGCAATCTCTACTTTGCTGTCGCCTGTGATGGCAGCAGCATCCATCAGTCGGTACCTGAACGGTTGAGATTTTTTTGCCTCCCGGCGAAGTGATGACCGGGCATCATTAGCGTACATGTAAATCGGCTTGTTGCTGCCGGCGAACATGATGCGCGGCTCAACATTTTCCATCCGACGGTCGGAGACAATCGCGAAGCTCTGGTTTTCATCCATTAGCCGGGTGATTAGCATCTCAGTGTTATCCGGATCCCACACTCCGTATGACGGGGCAGCCCAGGTGACGCTGGTGTTTACGAATTTGTAGATGTTTTCGTATCCACCTTTGTACGTCGGCGCAAACATGATCACGGTACCGTCATTCTCCCGCGCCGCCTCAATCTGATGCTGGAAGTCGCCAGCATAGAATCCGTCGATGGTGAATCCATCGGCGTAGCGCAGCAGCTTCTCTTTCTCGATGCGGTGGTAGTCAGGCAGATTCCGCATGATGTGCGCAAAATGCGCCTGGCTATACTGATTGGAGCCTTTGAACCGGGCCAGTGTTATCGCGAGGCAAATTGCAGAGGTGTTAGCCACCGCATCGCCGCGCAGCTGGTTGAGTGGTTCGAGCCGCCCTGAGAACTCCACATCGAGAGTCTGCCCGGTCAGCAGGTTGCCGACGGCGCAAGACAGCAACGACACATCGTTTCCGTAGACCAGCTTATCGGGCATCATGTTTTTGATAGCGTGTTCAGTACGAAACGAACCGGAACAACCGATGTACACGCGGGGCTTCAGGTAGATATTACTCAGGATCTGGGTAATCAATTTCTTCGGTATCGAGCCTATAAACATATATTTACCGTTATATATCAGCAACTTATGCTATAATTCATAACGTAAGTTATTGTTTTACATAGGAAGGAGTAGCGATGAAAACATCCTGTTTTTCTATTTATCGTGGTGAAGGCCGCATCAGTATCGCCCGGTACGCACCGCGTAATACCCCTGCGGGATATCACACATTCAAAAAGCTGGCGCCTGGTGACTGGTTTAACTCGGTTTCGACTTCCCGCTATATCGAGCTGTACGAGCGCGAAATACTGGCGAAGTTGAATCCTGAGCAGACGTGGAATGAGCTGCATTTGCTGGCTGGCTGTGAGCCAGTGCTTTTATGCTGGGAAAAACCAGGGGAATTTTGTCACCGCCAGTTGGTTGCACGGTGGTTTCGGCGTGAACTGGGGATCGCAGTTGAAGAATACGATCCCCGCGCTACACCTCAGATGGATATGTTCTAAGGCATCGCCGGGGAAACCCGGCTTTTATTTGAATACAAATTTTTCTTTCAAAATTAATTCGCAGCTATCTATCAAGTCAAGAGTATGGACTTCACCTTTAAAAAATTTGTAGTGATTAAGTACTATTGACTGCCAATGTTTGGCTACCGGGCCGTCAATAATACCCTCTGTTAAAACCCAAGCTTTTTGACAGTCATGAAAGGCATTTTCCAGTAAAATTAAACGATCAGCATTGCCTTCATGACCATCATATTTTTTTGAATGTTCCGATGATAGCACTCGTAAATAATGTCGGTATTTTGCGATCTCCGCTTTAAACGCTAGCTTGGCCTTTAGCTCATCCTGTTTTCGCCAACGAAACATAGCCCAAATAGCCACACCTACCGTAACCATGGAAAATACAGCGGAAACGGCCGCCCAGATAGTAGTCCACTGCCATCCGTATAACGTTTGCATGAAAACCTCCTTGATTTAAGGAGGTTATTCTAACACGGTTGCGGATACCCTTACGGTACTGCCGCTGGCTATCTAAAACACAGCTAGGTAAACCCTAGCTTTATTTGAACACAAATCTTTCAGCCAAAATTATTTTGCAACTGCTCAATAATTTTTTGGCGGGAATGTTTCCGATGAGGTATTGAACATGGTCATTCTGGATAATGTTCCAATGCTTCATGATTTTGCTATTCTTCTCAAGCAACCCTTCTGTGGCAAGCCAAGCAGACCTGCAATTGAAAAAAAGGTCAGATGCTCTCGTAATGTTTTCAACGTCATCACGATCTTTGTCCCTATCTGAAACATTAGGTGCAATCGCAAGAGCCCAAGCATATTCAGAAATTGCCGTTTTAAACTTCTGTTTTGCCTTTAATTTTTCCTGCGATTTCCAAACCCGCATCGCGACTATCGCGGTGATCACAGCCATCGTTGTCATAATCGCTGATATCCCGGCCCAAACATTTGACCAATGTGCATGAATTACTCCTTGCCAAATATGCAAGAAATTTCCTTGTAAAAGATCACTCCACACCGCTGCTAAATTCATAGAATCCTCCGTAATTAATCCGAAGATTCTACCCTACAAAAAGCATAACTGCCGATACCCTCTCGCCCAAGCTGAGTTTCAATACGGTTCACTTCCATCAGTCCGAATCCCTGTTTTTCGAACCAGCCTACGAGTCCGTCGTGTGTCCAGTACCAGAGATGCTCATCCTTGCGGAAGTGACGAGACTGCAGGATATGCTCCGCTCCACTGAATATCGGTACCGACACGAACACCCATTTTTCAGCATGCCCGACTGCAACGTCTGGTCTGTCGATGTGCTCCAGGCTGTCCCAGAACGTCAACGCCGGGTAACGGTCGCGGTACAGATTGGCCCATGCGCCGCGTTTTTTAAGCCATTCGACTCCAACTGGGTTCACATCGTAGCCCTTCGTATCAGGCCGCGCCTCGACGAATTGACCTGCACCGATTCCAACATCAACCACGGTACCGCTGTAGTGCCGTGCTACCAGCCGTATTCTTGATGCCGTAAGTTCATGACCGAGTTCCGTGTCTGCCAGTTGCTGGTACCGCGCAAAATAATCATGGTCGTATGGCCTGTCTTTCGGTACCGGGTAGCGCCCCATACCCAACTCAGGCAACCAGACAAGGCCATGCTTGATGTGTTCAGAGAACTGTTTCATGCAGCCCTCCGGCTACGCGCCGCGTTGTAGGTATTTTCGATGAAACAGTGCACTTTCTCCTGCAGGCGGCTTATTACCTTGTCACAGTCATGGATCATTTCCTGACAGCAGCAGTAGTTATCCGGATAGACGAACAACGCCCGGGATAAATCCATACAGCGCGGGTCCGTAACCTTCAGATGGTGGTTGTTGCCGCCGTTTCCTCCTCCGAGGCAAATCATCGGCCTTTCGTACGCCAGCGCCGCATGCATGATGACACATGGTCCGGTAAGAACGATGTCAGCGCTTTCCACCAGGGCCAGCATTTGCCAGATGGTAAGTTCTCCGTTGTGAAATTTCTGGTGTGCAAATGGCTCACCGTCGGGGATCCATTCTTTCCCTTCCTGAACGTCGGCCACGCTGATTACGTGAAAGCCACGAATAGCGAGCAGGCGGGACACATCATCAATGTACTGGTTCAACGGCCCCCGGCTGGCGTTATGCCATTCGGTGCGTTCGGTGGTGGGACGGATAAATGCTACCGGCTTGCCGTCCGGCGTACGGATCCCCGCAGGTTTATATCGAGGTAAATCCAGACGTGCCGGACGGGTACCGAACTGCTGTTCCATCGCGGCGAAGATACTGCCCTGCTGCAGGTGACCATTTCCGTAGAAAATACGGTTGCGCGGAATGCCTGGCGGTTCCGGTTCAAATCGAACCAGTGAATGCCGCTCGCTTTTCTGCTGGGTACGTAGCGACGAGTTTGCATGCACAAAGTGCACATTCGGGATATCGGCATAAATTTCCGGCAGCGGTGTTTTTAGCCAAACTTCATGACCCTTCTCAACCAGCGCTTTTACGAAGCAGCGTTGGTTGATGTTGTCACCGATGCCATGCATCCCGTCAAAGTAGAGTTTTTCAGGCATTAAGTGCCGCCTCAAGGGGTGAACGTGGAAAACAAGTCAGCGCGGTATGCTTCGAGGCGTTGATGATTTCAACGCCGGGCAACATGCTAACCAGTGAAGAGAAATCGTCGTGCCAACGCCCCACTTCTCGCGGTACCGGATTGTGCATCGTTGCCGGATGCCGCCCGTGCCAGTGGGCGCCGTTCGCCAGTGTGCAGTCGTAACCGAGGAGAATGACCCGACCAGCGCCAAGGTGGGCAGCGAGTTGAATAGCTCGTTGACCAGAGTTAAACGATCCGCTATCGGTTGGGCGAAAAATTTGTACACCGAATCTGGCGCTTGCCCGTTGGCTTTGTGTCCACAGCTGCGCCGAAGCGCTAACTGTGTCGCGGTAGTGATTCCACCAGTCATAATCTGCGGCAAAGATATGTTGGCAATCTGGTACCGCCAGCCAGCTCGAGTTAACGGCGATAATCGGCAGCCCGGAGCGACTGGCCTGGGCGCAATCTTCTTTAGTCAGTGATGGGCCGCTGGCAATGCAGATGAAAGTTTGAGTCATTGGTGTTTTCAGGAAGGTTGGCATTATCGCAGGCACTCAATGAATACCTGCTGTAATGCTAATGCTGCGTCACTTTGTCGTAGGTTCGTTCGCAGGTGCTTCCGGCGACATAACGCTCATCAGCCTCTTTTGCGAATTTTCCCGCCAGATCGTCAGCTTCGCTAAGCAGTTGGGCGAGCAGAATTCCGGCCTGGGCTTTTGCCGAGCTTGCTGCGGCAATGGCGGAAATGCGGCCGGTTTCACTTCTTGCGAGTTGCCTCTGTACTGCGGTGAGCTGCTGTTGCAACCCGTCACCAGCATGCTTAGCAGCATCAACTGCAGCCTGCACTTGCGCCAGTTCTTCGTTAGCACGCTTTTGCTCCTCATTTACCGCCTGCTGGCGGCGCTGTTCCTCAGCACGGTTCGCGACCTCCTGATGCAGAGTGGCTGTTGAATCCGCCAGGTCGCGTTGCAACCAACGCCCTTGCCACTCGGCCTCTTTCGAGTCAACCCCTGCGTCGTACGTCCTCCATAACAAAAAAGCCACCAGCAATATTATCGCCAGTGGCTTCCAGTGTTTTTCGACGGAAAGGAACATATCAGGCCACCGTGCCACCAGCGGCCTTGTACCGGGCAATCAGGTCATCCATGCTGTGCTCGCGCTGGCCATACCCTGCACCCGGGAGGGATGCCCAGATATTTCGGCATTTGCTTACCGCTGATGCGATGTTACCTGCCTCAATATCAGGCAGCGCTTTGCGCTCCTTGATCAGCTGAATCGCCCATTTGTCCTGAGACTCGGGGCTGAAATCCGTCAGTCCCAGTTGCGCTTTGTAATGTGCCCAATCCTTCAGCATGAACTGATAGCGCCCGGAGGCGTTCGAGGTCAGCCCCCTGCTGTTAATCTGCTTTGATGGACGGCCTTTATTGAACGGGTGATCTGAAAAATCCGTAAAAATTTCCGGCTTACCATCAACGCCGGTGACGATCACGTCGTAACCGTTGCACTTCGTCGCCGGGCTGGTTGATGTCCCCTCAGACCATGCCAGGGTGTCGAGAAATGCCTGGAGGTTTTTGCTGATTTGCATTGTGTTACCTCGTTGATTTGAAGATGCGCATTGCATTACCGCGAGCCTGAACCACAGCAATGCAGAGAACTATGTTGATCACTGTTTCCGCTGGATTTGCCGTCGCGTACTTTCCCGTAACAATCAGAATGGTGATAGAGCCACACGCAATCATCAGGATCAGAGCAAACACAGCCCCGATCATTTTGTGTTTAGCGCCCCGTCGCTGGAATGTTCCGAGACTTGTGGCAATCACCGCACAAGCCAGCGCATTAGCAATCAGAAGCAACTCATTTAGGGTTACCATCACCACCTCCCGAGAGCAGACGTCTCAAGATTGTTGGAATGTCGATTTTTTTTACGGAAATAAGAAAACAGACACCCAGCGCAGCGGAAACTGTTGCACCAATAGAATCACCGATAACGATCCCACCGGGCAGATATTTGCCAATGAGGATATTCAAGATATCGGTAGACACTCCGGCAGCCAGAATGCCAATCAAAAAGGAGGCAACAAAATAACCAACCTGCGCCAGCCTGGTCAGTTCAGTTGAGGAAAGCACATAGACCACCGCGCCAGCGAACGCCCCTACGTAAACGCCAGCATCCGTGCCTGAAAAGAGGCTGGCAAATGTCACGCTTGTCAGAGTTACCGTCGTGGCGGTGGCTGCAGAAACAGGTTCACCCACCATATTCTCCTGATGTTTTAAGTTCCCGGCTATTGCCAGGGGGATAAAAAATAGGCCAGCAAATAGGTTTTAATAAATTTGCAATGCGCCTAATCAATAAATATTTAGAAAGAACTCTATTTAATTCATAACGATCGTTTTCACCGATCGATTACGATCTATCGATCTGCTATACCAATTTTAAATGTAGGGATATCACCCGTAGACTCATGGTCAAACCTTATATATGGAATTAACTATGAGTATTTACATTTGCTCGTTGGTTGTGTACGTCGTGGGATTTGTCGTGATGTTTGCGTTATTAGTTCGCGGGGATAAAGCAAATGACATGGAATTTGATTTGGTCGAGACGTTAACGACTTCCTTTCTTTGGCCCTTTTATGCCGCCGCTATTGCCTGTATCGATATCTACGAGTTTATCAAGCGAAAGAAACAGTCCTGAAATGAGATATCAGCCCTTCCCGGGCTGAGTTCTATCGTTAGCTGAACCCTGAATATTTACTCTTCGAGCAGCTTCACCGCCAGTTCCATCATTTGAATCTGCCGTTCATCCCATTTGTCTTTTCGCAGTATTTCAGTTCTCAGGACGTCAGCTATCGCAACCTTTTTGGTTTCATGCCCAGCAGCAACCATCCCGAAAACAGCATCGCCTACGATCTGGCACATCTCAGCATAAATCTCATATGCTCTCACTTCGTCTTGTAGAGACATGGAATCACCTGTTTTTCGAATGTTTGGTGAGCCTATCACTTGGTTTGCGGTAGTAATGAGATCAAAAACAAGAAAACCCACCGGGACATTCTGGCGACGAATTACCTCACCTGATATTGTGACGTTGCGAAGGTAACCATATCAAATGAGAGGTAATTATGAGTGAAAGTAATAAGCCAGCAGAGAACGTAAAGCCCCAACAGCCCGCTAAGACTGACAAGCCATCTACGCCGCCACCGGATAAGTTCAGAGTGGAACGTATGATCTGCAATGATTCCGCTGAAGGCCTGCAGATTAGAGAAAAAAGTAAGTAAGTGCTGAAATAGCAATAGCACAGGCAGGGGTGATGATTGTCGCGATCCTCACCCTTGTCAGTTCTTCACCTAGTTGCTTGTTCAGTTCGCCCATCTCATCGGCAGATTTGCACAAAGTGTTCAGTCTATATCGCCTCAAAACCGGTAGCGTTTTATGCTCGCCTTTGAATCCAACCGTCTCGAAGTATTCAAAATCGTCTTTGGTCATTCCCTTGTAGGCGTCAGAGTAAAGTAAATAAGGTGGAGCTGAGATCATGTACCGCTTATGAACAGCTACAACTCGAATTACCAGATAAGTAGCACACAGGGACCAGTAAATCATGAAGGCACCTATCCCGGCCCCCATAAAGTCGAAGTTCTGCCGCTGAGTAAGAAACATAAATGACGAACCGATGCCCACAATTAGGATACTGAGCAACTTGTATCCGTTTTCTTTGTTGGTGATGTTCGACTGCTGCAGCTCACGAATACATTCCTCGCCATGCCGTTCTAAGTAGTCCAGCATCTCATCATCAACGTCCAGAAAGTAGTTGTCGGGTAATTCTTTCACGGCGTCTCCATCGAGTGAGTTCCTTTACCGTTGGCATTTTATCAGAACATCCATGCCGTATGTTAAAACAAGAAAACCCGCCGAAGCGGGTTTGATTTGCACTGAGTAGACTTGTCGAGCATGTGGAGAAGATTAGGCCAAAATTATTCAGATATCAACCAAATGGTAATTTTCATAGCTTATTTTTGGTAAGGTAATCTTGTAACCTACGATCGTAAAACGCTTTTCGCTCCTGTAGCTTGACTATAAATTCATCAACTTCATCGTCAGGCAAAGCATCAAGTAAGTCGATAACCTTCTGCTGACGAGATGTCAGCTCCACAGATTGGACTTCAGGAACATCGTATGGCTTGTCCAGAAACTTATCAGGCATGCCATAGTCCCGCTCCAGTCTACGTGCGGCTTTCTCACCGATGGATTTACCATTGATGACCTGGGATATGTAGCTTGAATCTTTGTCTGGGTATTTGCCATCGGCAAACCACTCCTTCAAGCGTCGTCTTCTGATTTCTTTTTCGTCCATATAGCAATTTTAATTAGCATTAAATAAAGAGGCAATCCATTTACTTATTAACCAAAACTAACTAAAATTAATTACCAAATAAGCAAAGGAGTATTTATGCAGTTACAGAACTATGTTGCCTCACTAGATCGGGGTGGTGTGTCCAAACTGGCTGTTCAGCTTGGCGTTACTGTCTCATTTCTGTCTCAAATGTCCTCTGGCTATACGCGGATCCCACCGTCACGGGCACTTGCTATTGAAGTTGCAACAAAGGGACTAGTCACCCGTCGGGAGCTACTTCCTAATGACTGGCAACGTTATTGGCTCGAAGAGGAGCTTGATTTTACCGCCAAAAATAGACCAGGGGTTGAACAATGAAAATCAACCTCCCCCTTTTGTGCTCAGCACTCAATGAGTGGTCACGAGGTGTCACGCAGTTCACGGCAACACAACGAATCACTCAAGCGTTTTATGACCTCGGTTTGACATTGCCTGCTGAGTTGCACCGCATCGAATATCCAGATGGCACAGTCGATCATGAGGCATGGCGCAACAATAACCAGAACATTTTTCATCGTTGGCGCAAGTGTCGGACAACGGTCCAGTGTGAGAAGTTTTCAGCGATTTCACCCGCGATTCTTCATGCCATGGATCCCGAAATCCGCGCGATGGTAACTGCTGGAAACAGCATAGAGTTCCTGACTTCGCGCTTACTTAAAGAGCATACAGACGTCGTTAACGCAGCCCTTCTGAATGCCCCTCTCCCTGACTTTGAGAAAGAGTGCGACGAGCTGGACAAAGCGTTGAAGGATTTCCGGAACGCGTATCGTACGAAACAACAGAGACATGACCACTGACCACCATTATTACATAACGTGAAAGCGTTATCAGATCGAGGTTTTTATGGCTAATGCATGGTTACGCCTGTGGCATGACATGCCAAACGATCCCAAATGGCGAACCATTTCGCGCATCTCAGGGCAGCCGGTATCGCTCGTCCAGGCTACTTATGTCCACATTCTTGTTAGTGCGTCACAGAATGTCACACGCGGTCACGCTGATGTCACGAATGAAGATTTAGCGAGCGCACTTGATGTGACAGAGGAAGAAATATCGTCCGTTGTTGACGCGATGCAAGGTCGTGTTCTTGACGGTTCGTATGTCAGTGGATGGGAACGTCGTCAGGTGAAGAGAGAGGAAGGCCAGAACCCTGAAAGCCACGCTATGTCTGCAGCAGAGCGAAAAAGGAAGCAGCGAGAACGCCAGCGTCAGCAACATTCAAACGGAGGTGTCACGAATGGTCACGATGAGTCACGCAAAAATACGCTAGATAAAGATACAGATAAAGATACAGATAAAGATCTAAAAACACATATGTTCGAAACCGCATGGATCGTTTATCCCAAACGGTCTGGTAGCAACCCCAAAAAACACGCGATGGAATGTTGGAACGCTCGAGTGGCGGAGGGTATTTCTCCGGAGCAAATGATCCTGGGAACTCAGCGTTACCGGGCGTTCTGCGACCACGAAAAAATCACTGGGACCAAATTTGTTATGCAGGCACAGCGATTTTTTGGAACTGGAAGGGAATTTGAAAACGACTGGTCTGTGCCCTTCGACCCGTTAATCACTACGGGTCCCGTCGACACAAAAATTCCTTTTGGTTTTCGTGGTTACACACCTGACCAAGAGACATGACCAATGACCAACGAAGTATTTAACTCGGATGATTTTTTTGCACCGGCACCATCTGATCTGGTGGACAACCTGATGGGACGTTACAAATTTGAACGTGAGAAAATCGAATCTCTTGCAGCCATCATGGGCGATGGTGATTCCCAAGTGGCAATTGAGCATTTCCTGAACGGGAACCGCCGGGATGAACGTTACCGCGATTACACTCCAGTTCATGAGTTATTTGCCAGAGATGGCGCAATAGCGCACCTCAACGCGACATATTGGCAAAAAGCGCTGCTGATGACCGACGTGAGGGATTACATGCCTGCCAAACGCCGCGAGGAATGGGATGAACAAATCAGAAACCCACAGGGGATCCCTGCCCCTCGGATCACCGAGTACGATCGGCGTGACGGGAAAGTTCAACCCGAATGGAGTATCAAACCCCTGCCAGAATTCGCTGAGGAGACTGTCAGGGCGACTTTGATGGGCCTATTAAACTCCCGGTCCAAATTTTTCGGTGAACGCGTTGATGGCGTTTTTAGGGCCCTTTCCGGCGATCACGTAACAAACCGTCCCGAGGGTTTTGGAAAACGGATGATCTTATCCAGCGTTTTTGATCAATGGGGGCACACAAATTACAAAATGGTTAACTACGTTCACGACCTACGCCAAATCATCGCAAAATTTATGGGGCGTCCTGAACCCGCTTACCAACTGACTGACCGGGCACTGAAATCGGCACGTGAGATACCCGGCGAGTGGATGAACCTTGACGGCGGCGAGCTGCGCGTTCGTGCTTACCTGAAGGGAACCGCACATTTCGAAGTTCATCCGGAGATAGCCTGGCGGCTCAACTGCATTCTGGCCAGCCTGTACCCGATGGCGATTCCGCCGGAATTTCGCAGTAAACCGAAGAAAAAAATTAAAGATTTTGTACTGATGGAACGGGTTCTTCCTGTCGCGGTTCGCGAAGATTTATGTGGCCTGGAGATTGAGCGGCACACCCCATTCAGACGGCATAAGTGGGAAGATGAAATTCAGCCTGTAACCACCAATCAGTTTAACCGAGTATTCCGCGGCTATAACAATTTCGACAAGGTCGTTCGTGGTGAATCTGAACGGATCCTGGAATCAATTGGCGGCACTAAATTTTCTCAGAAAAATTTCATTTGGTGGGAATTTGACTACAACCCAACGAAAGTGATCGCTGAAATCATCGCATCAGGGTGCGTCCCAGACGACAAAAGCCACCAGTTCTATCCTACCCCTCCAGAGCTTGCTGAATACTGCGTATCTCTGGCAGGCATCGAACCGGAACATACCTGCCTGGAGCCGAGCGCCGGCCACGGTGGTCTGGCAGAACACATGCCAGTCGATCAGACGATCTGCGTTGAGGTTTCATCCCTGAAATGCCAGGTGCTCGACAGCAAAGGATTCAGGGTATATGAGGCTGATTTCCTTAAATGGGCCGCAAACGGTGGATGTTTCGATCGTATTGTCATGAACCCTCCATTTAGTGAAGGCCGTGCTCTCGCACACCTTCAGGCCGCAGCTGAATTAACAAAAACAGGGTCACGGATTGTGGCGATCCTGCCATCAGGAATGCGTAACAAAGACGTTTTATCAGCAGAATGGAACTGTACCTGGTCTGAGCCTCGTTCAGGAGACTTTACCGGAACCAGCGTGTCAGTCGTCATTCTGACCGCAGAACGCCAATGGAAGAAGTGATATGAGACTGAAATACGCCATAACTATCGGGGATCCTAAATCGGTGCAGATTGTCGCGTATCAAGCCAGGTCGACGGGAGAAAGCCATCTAAGCCGTGAAGATGTCATTACGTCGTTGGGGATGACTCAAGCACGCTGTCGCTCAGGGCTGTCCCTAATTTATGCGAAATACACAAAGGACCAATATTCAGCGGAAACCGCCCTTCGAGAGCTTCAGCGCTACGCTGCGTCAATAACAGATAAATACTTTCCTCGAACTATGGGAGAAGGATTTATTTCTGCAGTTTCGGTTATGGCTATTCTTGCTCTAGAAGAGTACTGCCGCACAGCGGATACTCCAGGAGCAAAATGTCGTTGTGGTGGTAAAGGTGAGATCAGGGATCTAAAAAATTCACGTATGAAAGGACGACCTATCCAGATGCAGTGCCCCCGCTGCCACGGAACAGGATTGAGGCCCCTTACGCGTACCCGTTGTCATCACGCGATCACTAAATATTGTCCCGTATCACAATCCACTTTTTCTCGATACTGGAACCCCTTTTACGACGATCTCCTAAACTGGTGCCTCCGGCAAGAAGCTGTAGCAGAAGACAGCTATAACCTGATCACCAGTTTGCACCCGATAATCTTAGAATCAAGCGGGTAACCCATCTGAAAAGTCATTCTCAGGCGAATGCCTGCCAATTTCAACTAATGGGGTTACCTATGAAATTATTAAGATTTTTAGCTGATAAAGTCTTAGATCGTAAGGTGCAGCAACCGGAAGCAGTCCCCGCAATCACAGGAGAAGATTTAGCAGAGTTGATAAAAGACCCTGAAAAAATCTCATCAAAAATGGTTAGGAAAGTAGTTTTAAATGGGCTTCTTCGTCTTGAGAAAGAGGGGCACGATCCATTCGGCAGTAGTGATTCCAAACACCCAAAAACCAAACGGTAATATATTTACCTTTTCTACTAAATTTACCTTTACTAAATGGTAAATATTGCTAAGATAACCTCATAGTAAATTTTTCATTCACTATGAGGTTCACGAAATGGTCATCACCATCTTGGACGAGCAGTCCAACGAAGTTGAAATCATCCCAGCGTACTTCTCAGACGCAGAAGCGATTGCAGCAGCCAAAGAAGCTGTTCGTGAAGCAGCTCTTGCAGGTAAAACCTTCACTGCAGTAGACGAAGATGGCGAAAACGTTCTTCCCCCTTCGTTCTCAGCACCCGTACAAAATCCCGACGTTAAATTTGAAGGTTACGAGACTGACCAGCTCGGTGACAACCTTGCCACTTTTTCTGGCGTTTACGCCTTTTAAGCAGAGACATGACCAATGACCAATTCAATCATCAAAATCGAAGCACTGAAAACAGCAATCAGCCGCACTAAACACGGTGTCACGCGTATTAATGACGTTGTGCGCGACGTTAATACCGTGTGGACTGACGCGGGAGAACCATACCCGCTGCCGTATGGCGAGTACAAACGCCGGGCCTGGTTACTGGCAGACCTTGAGCGCATGCTGGCGCAGATGATCGATGAGGCTCACGCCGAAGCGCTGGAAGAATACGATGCCCGTAACACCTTATACGTTTACGCCCCTGGTGATGCTGCCCGTGAAGTATGGGGCCAGATGACACTCGTTGAGCAGACTGTTTCTGTAGAGTTGCGCCATGCCGAAGCATTAGAAATGAATCGTCTTTTCAATATGCGGGCCGCCAGTGATGACCGCCCCCAGCGCCTGGCTAAAGAAACTGGTTTTCCGGTTCTCACATGCCTTAAAGAATTGATTGCCGAAGAAGGCGATTACTTCGCTGCGCTGGAAAGGTTACGTCAGATTGTTTCTGACGCGCACTCTGAGGCGCTGGAAGAAAATTATCGCTTCGGTTGGCTGACTAACCGCTTCAACCTCTTCTGGGGCGGTTGCGACTTCTCTACCCGCCGCAGCATGACCGAACGCGCCCATAACGAAGCGCTCGTAATCAATGCTGAAATGGCACAAAGGGAAATGAAATTGAATGCAATATGGCGCGGTACCCACCGTGACTATAGAAGTTCTACCGATGGGGTTCGCTCTATCATGGTTTGCCGAGGTGCTACCTGTCTGGTACCACTATCAGAGCTAACCGATAAAGAAATAAATCAACGTTCAAATTTATGGAAATAAATTATTAAAGCAAACTTTATGGTGTGGTGAATGCGGCTATGCGCACGCGGCACAGTTAAACAACATGTCAGTCCTTAATTGGTATGGGTGGAAATAGTAGTCGGCGGTAATTAACTGGTTACCGTCACCGGGAGGCACCCGGCACCACACCGACAAAGTTTGTTTAAATAGTGGAGACATGACCAATGACTAAAATTAGTTTTGAAGTAGTTGCATCCGACGCAACAATTAAACCAGATGATTATAGAAATATTCGCGTTGAAGTTGACGGCGTTGAATTATCTGAACTACTGGAATCGATTGAGGATAATGATTCTGTTATCGACACAATTGGCGCAGAAGCAATTGCGGACTTTTTTTCTACAGAGAGCCGCTTGTTCGATTTGCTGGAAAAATTCGACGCCAGTGAACTGGCTGATTTCCTCAGAGAACGGGGCTGGGAGGTTGCAAATGAATCCGACAATTAACAATCACTCTGACTGGAGCCGCCGCCCTGCCCGTCAACAGGCCGTACGCCTCCCGTTGCTCGCTTCACTGGCCCGCAGTGTCTGTTACACGCTTGCACAAAAAGGAGACCCGACCATCGAAACGGTAAAATGTGCGTATCACCTGTGTAATAACGAGGTGAAAAAAGAGTGGGCTGTAAAATCGACTGTTCGTTTTTTACAGGGAAATATATTTCGCGAGGAAAAACGAGAATATTGCAGTCAGCACTGTGCTGAATGTGACCGTATGGCAAACGAACCTTAATTAGATATCCGCAGCCAGCGGGCAATAATAACAGCGAGGAGAGACCGTATTACCCTCACGGTCGCGAACTTCCGGAGACCTGTTATTCATTGCAATACCGTAAAGCATCAATACTTGGTGTTTTCCGATGTTGCAAAAAATGAGTGCCAGTAATGGCATGGGATTCTATTACCTGAAAGAAGGATTTAATTATGTCTAACCGTAATGAGACACACGTACATGTATTTCAATTATCAGCCGTATTTCCGTTTGTTGATGTGGTTGAATTGAACAACGAGGTTATCGGGTACATCAGTGAAAACCGTGACTGGAATAAAAAAGAAAAACCTGTGTCTCTGATTTCACCAGACGGCACTCACATTCGCGACTTCTGCTGTATTGCTCATGCAGCAAGTCATGTTGCCCAGAAAGTAACTGGAATTGAATTTGATGAATTTGAAGTTCTGAAAAACATCGAAGCTCGCATATTCAAAGTCGAAAAATCATCAGATCTTTTTGATGCACTCATGTTTGCTTTTGCTTCGGAATTTAAAGGAAAAAGGCCGCACTAAGGCGGCCCTATTCCCGGCTTTACATCCCGGCGATGCTGAGGTCGGCGACCAAACCGACCAGCAGAGACATGACCAATGACCACCGAGGCGACCACTGGACGCCTCAATTCTACACGAATTGAAGGAAAAGTGTAATGAGTGATATGTCGCAAGAAATTGCCCTGTTTCAGAAAGTGAAAAACGAGGCCGCCAGAAAACGCCTGAACATCAAGGCGGCGTTCTTCTGGTGTACCAGCAAAAAAGAAAGCCTGGCGCTTTCTCGCATGGCGCTGGCAATGGATGAAGCAGGCTTTGATGACGAAGATTTTGCCCGCCCTATCCGCGTTAATCTCCCGATCGTTGATGACTTACCGGAAGAAGGCGTTTTCGATACAGCGTTTTGTGACCGCTACCAGCTCGGCGACGATGGTATGACGTTCGGTTTAATCCCCGGCGCCTCGCCAATTACTCCTGCAGGTGAAAAAATTGTGGAAGGTACCGACACCACTATCGTTGACGGTGTGGATACCTCCACAGGCGAAATCGTTGATAAAACCACATTTGATAGCGTTGGTAATTCTGCAAATGATGACCTGGATATCGACGAAAACGACGATGAAGACACCCGGTACCCGATTGTTCAGATGTCGTTCCGCAAGCAGCTGCTGGCCCAGTTCACATCTGATGCACTTCGATACCATCTCACCCAGGCAGAACACAAAGAGGTTGTCGGGCTTGAGATGGACACCGATAACGGGTACGTCCAGAACCTGATTTTAGCTGCTGAGAGTGTGGATAAAATCAAAAAACTCGATATGCCGTTTCTCTGGAAATACACCAAAGCCGTCAGAGACGTGTTTGATACTGAGAAACACCACGAGCTTTCCCTTGTCCTGCAATTCACAAAAATCTGGGCAGAGACTTCGCATATTGATCGTGGCCTGCTTGTTAAAGAATGGGGCAAAGGTAATCGTGTTTCAGAGATTAATCGCACTCCATCCGGTGCAAACGCTGGCGGCGGTAACCACACAGATCGTCTTACGCCGCTGACCGTTCTTGGTCTTGAGTACGAAATTTGCCTCGGCCTTATAGCACGTGAGCAGGAATTCGATATTTATAAAATCCCCCTGACGGTCGAATTTCTGGCTAATAACATGATGAATAAAATGGAAAACAAGGAGTTCATGGCTACCCGTGAACTGTTTGTGTCCATGCCCGGAGGCCGGGATTATTCCCGCGCCTGTATCATCGCCACGGTAAAAACAACGCCAGAAGGCCTGTGGGAAGACCACGTTAAGCATCGCGAATACCTAAACCGGGTAATGACCGAAAGCGACCACGCACACCCTGACGAACTGATCGTCGATATTGCGTGCGGCCGGTCATCAATGCCGATGCCTATGGCCCCCGTGAAATCGGGCATGTCTGAACCCGGCCAATCAGAAAAAGAAGACGACCTTACTTTCGACGCTTCTGCCCTTATGCAGAACTCAGCAACTCACGGCGCAAAAAAGGCAGCGGAGACCACCAGCAATGTGCAGGTTCAAGAAACTGACAGTAATGAAAAACAGGCTGGTGATGCGCTGCATACAGGCGAAAGCGATCTGGGGACTGGTGAAGAGTCAAATACCGGACAGCAAGCCGATGTAAACCAGAATACGGATTCTGTTAACCAAAACAGCGATTCTGTAAATCATATCGAACCAAAATCGGCGGAAGTGGTACCGGAACCGCAACCAGTTTGGCCCACCCACTTCGAACCGGGCCGCTATGAAAACCTGCCGAACGAGGTATATCACTCCGCGAACGGTATCAGCAGCACGCAGTTGAAAGATGTGCGAATCAGTCCGATGTACTACTACGGTCGCCATATCGCGAAAACTATCCCCCGCGAACAAAATGATGCGATGTTGCGCGGTACCATCATCCACAGTTACGTCCTCGAGCCAGAGAAATTCGAGAGCGAATTTGCAGTACCGGAAGAAGTACCTGCAGAAGTGGTATCAACCAGCGGCGATCTGGTTTCTATCATCAAAGAGTACAACGCTGGGTTGCCGTCGCTGGCTACGCCGGACGAGCTGAAAGCATATATCGAGGAATTAAATAAAACCCTCACGCCCCCTCTCTCACTCAGCGGTAGCGCCGACGAGACAGCTAATCTGTACATGTCTCTTCCAGTTGATTTCCAGCGGATCCCGGGTGGAACGAAGCACACAGCTTCTGCTCAGAAAGCCTGTATCAAGGAATACAACGCCAGCCTGCAGCCATTGCTGAAAGTGAGTGGTACCCGCGAGCAGCTACTTGACCAGATTGCCACCATCGATCCGGAATACGCGGAGAAGGAACGCGCCAAGTTCATCCCGTACAACGTCAGCGGGACGAAGGAACAACTGACGGAAATTGTTCGCGCCATTCGCCCGGACGTGGTTACCGCCGACGACTGGCACCAGCAGCAGGAAGAAGCCAGCCAGGGCAAAACCATGATCAGCCTGGACATGTACGCGCAGGCCAAAAATATTAGCGCCGCGCTGCAGGCCCATCCGAGCGCCAGCCGCCTGCTTACCCATCCATCACGGCAATCAGAGGTTAGCTATTTCGGCTTCGATGAAGAGACCGGGCTGGAAATCCGTGTACGCCCGGATCTGGAAATCACCCTTCCTCACGCAAGAATCGGTGGCGATTTGAAAACAACCAGCCTCGGTTACGTTAAACAGGATGATCTGAAAGCCCGCCTGCACCGCGAGATCATCAGCCGTGATTATCACCTGAGCGCGGCGATGTACTGCGACACCGCAGAACTGGACCAATTTTTCTGGATTTTCGTTAACCGCGACGAAGGCTATCACTGGATAGCCATTGTCGAAGCCTCTCCGGACCTCCTGGAATTGGGACGCAAGGAATACCGCCGCGCACTTCGCACCATCAACGACTGCACCATGTCCGGTAACTGGCCTGCGCCAATCACCGAAGACTACACCGACGAACTTAACGATTTTGACCTGCGCCGCCTAGAAGCGCTGGGTTCCCTGTAAGGAGGCCAAAAATGACGAATATTCTCGATAACCAGAATTTGGCCCCGGCCACAATTTCAGCCAGCAGCGCAATATTCAGCGTATCGATGCTGGGCCAACTGACTGCGTTCGCCAACCTGATGGCTGACTCTCGCGTTTCGGTACCGGATCATCTGGCAGGAAAACCCGCTGACTGTATGGCAATCGTGATGCAGGCCATGCAATGGGGAATGAACCCATACGCAGTAGCCCAAAAAACGCATCTGGTGAGCGGAAAACTCGGCTATGAAGCGCAGCTCGTAAACGCAGTTATTTCCAGTTCTACTGCGATTACAGGTCGATTCCATTATGACTACGGTGGTGACTGGTCTCGTTGCACCATCTCCAAAGAAGTGACGGTGAAACGCAAAGGAAGCAAAGGTGAATACACCACTACCGAACGTGTACGTGCCTGGTCAGACGCCGATGAAATGGGGCTGTTTGTTCGTGTCGGCGCTGTTATCCGTGGCGAAAAGGAAATTACCTGGGGCGAACCTGTCTACCTTTCGAGCGTAGTTGTCCGTAACTCCCCTTTATGGGTCTCCAATCCGAAGCAACAGCTCGCATATCTGGCACTTAAATATTGGGCGCGGCTGTATACGCCTGACGTAATTCTTGGTGTGTACACCAAAGAAGAGTTAGAGGGACATCTTGAAAAAGAGATCAATCCGCGCCCTTCTGCTGATCGCGTTGATATTCACTCCATAGATGAAAGCCCGGTTATCGTCACATCTGAAGATGTTCAGAAATACGAAGACCAGGATGGCTGGGTTACTGACTTCCGCCAGCGCATCGAGGACTCAAGCACTACGGATGAAACGACCGCTTTACGCCAGGAAGTAGAGAGCCAGAAGAACGCTATCGGCATCACCCTGTACACCGAACTGAAGGGTAAGGTTGTGCAACGTCATCATCGACTGAATGCCGTATGCCGCATCGAGAAAATGATCAACGACCTGCCCGGCTCCGGTGATCCAGAAGCGGAAGCCAAATTTACCGCGCTGGAGAATGCCCTCAATGCTGCGAAAGTCCACCTGGGCGAGCTGTACGACGGGTACACCATCACTCTTAACGACATGAAACCGGAATACATCGGCGCATAACGGAGGCTGGCGGTCGTCACCGGCCGCCATGTGAAATATGTCAAAAGTAACGATGAAAGTAGCAGAACTATCAGGCTCGGCCCTCGATTACGCAGTTGACCGCGCAATTCACGGCGAACGATACAGCGAGCGTCTCTCCCTCATTCGTACAGCTGGCGATTCGTTCAGACCGTCTTCAAGTTGGAGTAAGTGCGGCCTGCTGCTGGAGAATTACCAGATTTTTCTCGAACCACCCCACGATGTCCATCGGTTGAATTATGGGGAAGACGGCAAGCCAAAAGGCTTCTGGGAAACGTTTGAATCATGGCACGCAACAGTTAGCACTCGCGTTGCTGAGAAGCCACCAGTAAACGATATCTTCCCATTAGGAGGTGCGTACCGCGGCGAAGGTGAAAACCCACAGCAGGCTATATGTCGTGCAATCGCCTCCATCGGCGGCGATGAAATCGAAATTCCCAAAGAACTCCTGAAACAAGGTGATGCTTCATGAAACAGTGGGTTATGGCAGAAATCATGATAATCCGTCAGTGCGCTGGCACGATGACTGCTGATCGCATCGGGCATTTGACAGGCAGGTCTGGCGCGGCGGTTCGGGCGAAAGCTCGTGAGTTTGGCATCAAATTGAACCTGAAAGGCGATCACCACCAGTCCGCCAAATATCGTCAGGCAGATATTGAATTGGCGCGTTTCCTACACTGCGAAGGTGTAAGCCGTAAGGACATTGCTGAAAAACTTGGTATGCCACTGAGCGCGGTTAACCAATACGTATATTTAGAACGGAGGGTGCTGGCATGACAGAACGCCCCATGATTTTCAACGGTGGAATGGTTCGGGCCATCCTCGATGGTCGCAAGACCCAGACGCGTCGCCCGATTAAGTTCCCATTCAAAGATCGTAATCTTGGCTGTGAATTATCCGGCAACGAACTCGCCGGGGAGCTGTCTTCTGGGAATTATTTGAACAGTCCGTTTGGTAAACCGTGTGATCGCATCTGGGTGCGGGAAACATGGCAAGCAATCCATGAAGAGCTCAACGACGATGGGTATGTCGATGAAACGACCTATTCCCCCGCGATTCCAAAGAAAGTGGACAATTACTGGCACCCTGTTTACGCGGCTGATAACTGGTGCGAAGACCGGGAACAACGAGGTTTCCCATGGCGTCCAGCGATTCACCAACCTCGCTGGGCATCCCGCATTCTGCTGGAAATAACCAATGTTGGAGTACAGCGCCTGCAAGATATCAGTTCAGGCGATGCTGTCCGCGAGGGTATTTGCCAACTACCGGCTTCTGGTCGCTACTGCATAAACCATGGCGATCAATATTTTGGTGGTGTCAGCCACTGCGCTAAAGAAGTTTATTCCTGGTTATGGCAATCCATCTACGGCGCTGACAGTTGGCAGGCTAACCCGTGGGTGTGGGTTATCGAGTTCAAACGTATTGGGGAAAAATCATGAAAAACAACGACTGGAAATCAGCAGCAGAACTGCCAGAAATCGAACGCGGTGAACGGATGGAATGCTGGGTTGCAGTGTCCTTTGAAGAACTCAGCGGCGCTCGTAGCTGGGAGGAAAAGTACAACTTCCCACAGGAAATGGTCATCAAACTGTCCTGGCTAAATGCTGAGCTTACCGATGCAGAACTGGAGGTCTTCGAAGAAGAAGGCGAACTTCCAGACGAGGCACCCAGCGATCTTGATTACTGGCAGAACGAAGACGGCGAGCACGCCAATTATACCGGATGGATCGACTATATCGGCGGCGATGAAGGTCGCTACCGTTACTGTATCCAAGAAGCTGATGGCTATATCCCTCGAGGTAACTTCGCTGGCCGTTTCAAAATCCTCGCCTGGCAGCCTGTCATTACCCCTGAGTTCCCTGCTGAATTCAGTCTGACCAAATAATACGGAGACGCCCCATCAGGGGCGTAACGAGACATGACCATGTACAAAATAACCGCGACCGTAAATAAGGCGGGGAATGCCCCTGCTCTATGGACTCGTTTTTCTGAGAAAAAATTGAGTAAAACTGAGTGCGAAAAAATGCTCTCCGGCAAAACCGAAGCCGGAAAGTCTCGTGAAGAGAGAGTGACTCTCCATGATTTCAAATGCGTAAAAGCGAGGGCGTAATGGACGCAGCTCTCACCTACGCAATAAAGCGGATCACTGAATTGGAGGACATGCTGCTTCCTGTCGTGCCGGAAACCGTCTGGCCGGAAGAAGTGAAATCCGTTTTTGCCCAAATCGAACGCGCCGGAAAGTTACCGGCGCACCATCAACGGCGCCTGATGCACCACATTAACCGAATGTGGCTCGACCGCCTGCCCGTTCCGTCAATCGTCACCGCGGCTAGATCGCTGTGCGAAGCAATGGAGAAATACGCGTGAGCGAGATTATTGTCGATAACTTTGCCGGGGGCGGAGGTGCCAGCACCGGGATAGAAATGGCTACCGGCCGCAGCGTTGACATCGCAATCAACCACGACCAAAACGCTGTGGCGATGCACACGACGAATCACCCGGACACGCTGCACTATTGCGAATCCGTTTTTACCGTCAAGCCGAAGGTGGTAACTGCAGGGCGCAAAGTCGGCCTCGTCTGGCTTTCTCCTGATTGCCGACACTTCTCCAAAGCCAAAGGTGCGAAACCCGTAGAGCGTGAAATTCGTGGGTTGGCCTGGATTACCCTGCGTTGGGGACTGGACACCGATCCTCGCGTGATGATGCTGGAAAACGTTGGTGAGTTTAAGACATGGGGGCCGCTGCTGGCCCCTGAAATGCGCCCGGATCCAGAACGTATCGGCGAGACATTCCAGGCATTTGTCAGCATGCTGACTACAGGAATTTCCCCAGAACATCCAGCATTCGCCGAATGCTGCGAGTTTTTGCAGATAAGCACCGATAGCATGCAGGCCGGGCGTTTACTCAAAGGTCTGGGCTATAAGGTTGAATACCGGGAGCTTCGCGCCTGCGACTATGGAAGTCCCACTATCCGAAAACGCTTCTTCATGGTAATGCGCCGGGATGATAAGCCGATAAAATGGCCTGAGATTACCCACGGCGATCCAAAATCTGAGGCTGTAAAATCTGGTCTACTTAAGCCATGGCGCTCTGCGGCTGAGTGTATCGATTGGTCGCTCCCCTGCCCGTCAATTTTTGGCCGGAAAAAGCCACTGGCGACAAATACCATGCGGCGCATTGCTCGCGGTATCCAGCGCTACGTAAAAGACGCAGCTAAGCCGTTCATAGTTAAATGCAACCACACCAGCAGTAAGAATGAATACAACTGCTTTCGTGGTCAGGATTTACTGGAACCCTTGCAAACCATCACGAAGAAGCACGGTTATGCTGTGGTGGTTCCGCACCTTACTAAATTCCGCAGCGGCTCCGTCGGGCAGCCAGTCACCTACCCAGCACCGACGATTACGGCGGGTACCTCAGTTCGACCGGGAGGGAATGGTCACGCCCTCGGTATCGCCTCAGCAGTCCTGACCCCTTTCATTGCGGGAAACGGCGGCAGTGAGTATCAGGCAAAACCGCGCCCGGTGACTAAACCCGCACATACCATCCTCAAACAATCCCGCGCCTGCGTAGTCGCGCCAATTGTCGTTCGCCAGTTCGGTAAAAGCATCGCGCACCGCGCCGACGTTCCTCTCGGTACCGTCACTGCCGGGGGCGGCGGGAAAAGCCAGATTACCGCCGCCACACTTATTCAGATGGGATACGGCGAGAAACCTGGTCAACCGCCCCGAGTTCTCCAGATAGAAAAACCGCTCGGTACTGTCACTGCTGGCGGCGGCAAGTTCGCCGTTGTCGCAGCAAACCTGGTGAAACACTTCGGGGGAAATTATTCCGGCGCTGGCGTAGGACTGGATGAACCGGCCCACACGGTCACCGTCACGGATCATCACGCACTGGTTACCTCTCACCTCGTTAAGCTGCGCGGAACATGCCGCGATGGGCAACGAACCGATACGCCAGCGCCAACAGTTACCGCTGGCGGCCTGCATCTGGGCAACGTCGAAACCACGCTGGTGTCCGATGGTGACGATTACCCGCATGCAACTGCTGTGCGTGAATTTCTTCGCGAATACCTGGGCGAAGACGCAACTGAGTTCGTAGAAATCGACGGGGTGACATACCGAATCGTCGATATCGGTATGCGCATGCTGCAGCCACATGAGTTGTACCGATGCCAGGGCTTCCCTGAGTGGTACATCATCGACCGGGATTACCTCGGAAACCGCTACCCCAAAGACAAACAGGTTGCACGGTGCGGCAACGCGGTACCACCACAATTCGCTGAAGCACTGGTCAGGGCAAACCTGCCTGAAATGTGCGTACAGCGCGAGGAACAGGCCGCATGAAAAACGACGTGTGCATGTTCTGCGGCGAACCGGCCACGCTGCTATGCGATGGGAATATCGGCTTTCCTCCAAAAGATGACCAGGGCAGAGAATGCATTGACGCATTCCACCCATATACCTGTGATGCGCCCATGTGCGGAAAATGTGGCACGCAGATGATGCGCATGTTCGTGTCTGGTCGGAAACCTTATGCGGGAGTCCACACGGTGGATCACTGCCCTATTTGTCTGCGTGATTTGCCCACCTATCCAGCCCATGTACGAAGGATCATCTACTCGCAGGATCAGGCCAATGTAATCCGCGCAGCGCATTGGGCTAGCTACCAGAATGACCATAAGAAGCGGCTGGCAACCGAAAAAGGAGGTGGGCAGCAAACCTTTGATTTCTGAACTTGATTATTAATGTTCAACCCCGACCGCCGAGGGCTGCGTATAGTCTGCGGCGGTCATGTAGTGAAGAGACATGACCAAATGGCTAGAACCGTACTCATACAGGATTGGGCTAAAGGCCCAAATGGATTCGGGTACCCACAGAAACAGTCACGCCTGAATCACCTGGCAAAAACCGGGCAGATATATCCACCACCCAGGAAAGATGGGAAAAAATGGGTAGTCGATGAAGATGCTACTTTTATTGGTTGCGTCGGGAAAATAAACATTTCCCGGAATCTGCCGGAAAAAGCGAAATCACTGGTTGAGAGAACTATCAATGGGCGCACCGCGGAAACATAACATCGATATCGAAAACCTTTACGTAAAACTGGATAAGCGCAACAACAAGGTGTACTGGCAGTACAAGGATCCGCTCACCCAGAAGTGGCAGAGTTTTGGTACCGATGAAGCTGCAGCAAAAGCTGCAGCCATTGAGTTAAACCGACTCTTTGCTGCTCAGCAGGTAGAACAGAGCTACATCCTGATCGATATCGCCAAAAGAAAGCAGCAACCTCAGCAAACTGAAGAACTGCGATTCAAGGACTGGGTAAATAGATACATATCCATGCTGGAAAAAAGACAGGCCAAGGGTGTGATTTCAGCTTCCACACTGTATGAACGCCGGCATGCTGCGAATGTGCTTTGCGATCGCATTGCCAATACACCATTAGCAGCCGTTGGTTCTCGCGAAATGGCCGCAATTCTTGAAGAATACGTTGATGAAGGGAAAAACACGATGGCTAAGCATGTCCGTTCAAACTGGATCGATCTGTTTAAAGAGGCGCAATTCGCTGGCGAAGTTCCTCCTGGGTTCAACCCGGCCCTGTCAACCCGCAAACCAAAAGTTGAAGTCACCCGCGCCCGACTGCAGCACGATGACTGGCAAAAAATTGTCGAAGTGGCCCGGGAGCGATACTCGCCGTGGGCTGTGAACGCACTGCAGCTCGCCCTCGTCACTGGTCAGCGGCTTTCCGACATTCTGAGCATGAAGTTCAGGGATGTAAGAGATGGATATTTATGGGTCGTTCAGGGTAAAACAGGCAACAAAATTGCCCTTCCCTTGACGCTTCATTGCGATGCAGTCGGGCTTTCCCTTGAGGACGTCATCACTCAGTGCCGTGATCGTGCATTAAGTCCCTATCTGGTTCATCACTCCAGGACGACGGCGACAATTAAATCCGGCGCCACAATAAACAAGGCTACCGCCAGCACCATGTTCGCCCGATGCCGGGATGCTGCAGGCATTACTCCGCCAGAAGGGAAAACGCCCGTTTCGTTTCACGAACAGCGCTCTCTGGCTGAACGTCTTTACTCCGCTCAGGGGATCAATACTCAGGAATTGCTGGGGCATAAATCGGCCAAAATGACCGAGAAATATCACGATGAAAGGGATGATGGTTGGGTAATTTTGGCGATTTAA